GGTCGTCGCCCCGCATCGTCTTCCATCCGTCGAAGTACCTTTTGGTTTTTGGTTTTTTATTTGGCGGTTGGCCTATGCAATGCCATCGAAGTCCGACGACGGACCAAGCCCTGCCACCAACCGAGTAAACTCATGGCGTATGCGATCAGGTAGGTCACGGTTTATTTGCGCTGCCAGTGCGTTGATAACTGTCGTATGGGTTAACGCCTGGGGCACAGCCAGGGTTTTCAGTTCGGCAATGGGGGTGTCTGTGCCACCACGTTTTACCCTTTGTGTCCTAAACTGGAATTGTCCACGTTGATACCCGCCCCGAGCAAATACCCCCTTGTGTCCCGATGGCATGGTACGGATGAACGCTCTCTGGACCTGTTTGCGCTGCCCAGCCATGACAGCGACAGACACACCGCGTTTGTTTTGCCGTGCCCCAAAGGCCAACAGGGGCAAAGGGCGCCCTGATACGTCGATCCGGCTTTCCAGGAAACTGGGCCGGGCTCGTACCTGCTTCATGGCCGCCCTGACGTATTTGGCTTGTACGTTGTATTGGCGCCGTATTTCCCGGATTGCCCCTGTTTTGGCTTTGGCTGCCGTATGGTTAAGGGCACGACTGATGCCCAGGGCCAAAAGGCGAGGTGTCAGCCGTTGGGCAAACTCGCGGCTGATGGTGTTGATCGCCTGTGAAACATCTATCTGTATCATCCACCAAAGGTATGATTTGTGTGCATAGGCTGCACACATTAAGAATAACAGTGTTTTAGCGCGTTTGTTACACTTAAAACGTTGATAGTCAACACTGTTTTTTGTGTGCCTCATATTAAAATGTTACACCATACGGGCTGATTATCAACGTTTTACAAAAAACATCACTTTTTGCCTCATATTAAAATGTTACACCATACGGGCTGATTATCAACGTTTTACAAAAACACGTTGTATTATTGTTAAGTTTAAACCGGTGCAACTTATTGAATATCAGGCAGATAGGTGTTGCATATATTTATTTAACACATTTGTAATAGCCTGAAAACCAGATCATAGGGTGTAACATTTTAATATGTTTTTAGAGGTTTCGGCTTTTGTAAACCATTGATTACCAGTATTATTATTATTATAAGTAAACTATAATATTATAAATGTTACACATATTTGTAGAGATACATCGTGCGCGCATTATGCACGTGTACGCGCACACGCGCACACATATACACGCACACGCGCACGCGCATACGTGTATTCCCCCGCAAATGTTACGCTTTTTGTTACACCTAACACACTGATTATCAACACATATTATGTAACATTTTAATACAAGTTTGCACATTTTTGCATAAACAGGCTCAAAAAACTACGTTGTTGATTATCAGCGTTTTAAATTTTTGGACAAAAAAATAGCCTGCACCGGTGTAGGTGGTGCGGCTGTTTGCAAAAAAAAGGCGCCAGTGTGTTTACCACACCGGCGCCGGGCAAATTATGCGAAATGTCGCTGCCACGTTTGGCAGCGATCCCAGTAATCAGTCATCATCCCAACCCTCACCTTTGGCCCAGGGGTCGCGGGCTGGATCGGTTGGATCATCTTCGCCAGGCTCTAATTCGGTGGCCTGTTTGGACAAAGCCACTTGGATAGCCCGATCAATTGACCACTCCGCGACCGGCTTTGCCTTTAGGCTGTTGGCAACGATCCGGGCCGTTTGCTCATCCACTGGGTTAATGGCATAAACGGCAGCCGGGTTAAAAATACGGGTAAACGCCTGGGCCAATCCAATCTCGGGTACATCTACCATGAAAAATACGCTGGCGCCAGTGTTGATAGTGGTGAGGTACCCTGCGATTTTTTGGTGCCCCATCAATTCCACAATGGCCCAAAACTCCATTTGTGGCGCTCCGGTGTCTTGGTCGCCGGGCTGTGCTGTTGTTTTGTTGTGTACGTCCATAAACAGTTTTTTTTAGGTGCTATCGCCTTTGTTAAAGTCCCGTACTACTTGCCCCCAGGCGCCAGGCCATCCGGTGTTCTGGATCGCCTTTTCGGCCTCTGCTTTAAACTTCTGCAGGTCGGCGTCGCTAACGTCTTGGTTCCAGCCGCCGCGCTGCAAATCTGCATCCGTAAGGTTGGCCGGTGGGGTGCGTTTGTTGGGGGCAGCCGGTGCGCAGCCGCCAAAACAAAGTGGATTATTGCACTTTTGACACATAACGTTTTGAAGATTTAACAAGTTGTTTGATAGGTTTGATAGGTGTGCAGGTGCCGCACAAAATCCTCAACCAACCGTGGTCACATATCTCCGGGTTCATCCCTTCGCGTTCCTCGGGTTGATCGTTATTCGGTACGGTAAGGTCACCGGTCCAAAGAGGCGTGACGTCTGTTTGAAGATCGAAATACATGGTCAGTTTCCTTTTACGTCAGCCGGCACTTGCATGACTGGCGGACAGGTTGAGCATTGTTCCGGATCAGGCGCAACAGGTTGCTCGGTTGCGCACCCGACGCACAATAACGCCAGGCAAAACAGGGCCACCAGTTGCCCCAGGTTCAACTTTCTTTTCATAATGGTATCAATGCCTTGAAAGGTGAATAAATAATGACAGCAGGGCCAACAGCACAAGAAACAAAGCGGGGTAAAGCCATTTACCAGGTTGCCAACGTGGTTGACCAGGGTGCGCCGGCTGGCGCCTCCGGGTTTGCCTGGGGGCATGATGGTTAGTGGTTTGAAACGGGCCGCCCCGTTTGAGTACTTTGGTACGCTGTGCCATGTGTTTTGATTTAAGTTAAAGGATACGGGACGCCCTGTTTGCGATCCGCCATCAGTGCGTCGATGAACTTAATGATGTCCAGCAGGCATTGCCGCTCGTAAATGGTATTCGGCGCCGGCCAAAAAGTAAAGCACCGCCAGGCGCCCCACCAACGTATTTCGCCGAGTGGGGTGGCACCTGGGCCGGTGTCCTTTACAAAAACACCGTAAACCGGCGTCTTGCGTTTTGGCCCAGGTGCCTCCAATACCTCAAAACGGATGTATTCCCCGGCCATCATAGCGCCTTGAATTTCTTTTCTTTGGCGTCGATCAGTTGGTCCAGGTGCGCCAGCATTACGGCCCGCACCACATCCAAAGCCGGCGCAAACCCCATCACAAAGGATGCGGATTGCAAAGATTCTTGGTTGTGCTGTTCGGGCGATGCAGCCTGTATTCTACCGGCTGATTTGTAGTTGAAGGTTACGGCGCCGGCGCTGTTGGTTGCCTTATTGGGTGCCCCACCGTCATAAAACAGGTCGTTGAAATAGTTGCCGTATTTGAACGGCAATTTTGCGGTATCGCCTTCGCCCAGTGTGATGCAATTGGCGCCCTTAATGGCATCCCGAACGGAGTAAAGAAACTGGAGTTCTTTTGCCAGGGTGTTGCCCGTTGATAATTGATCCGGTGTCATGTGAATGTGTGGTTTGATTTGTGAATGTGTACGGTGTGCCCTGACGTGTGGTAGCATGGCTACGATTGCGCCAGGATAAAGTTTTGGATATGTGCTGCTACCTGCTGCCGATCCGCTGACACTGGCAGCCCTGCACCCGCTGGGCTGAACAGGTAGTAGTAGGTCGTTTGGTCAATTTGGAACCATTCCATTGCCGCCTCCTTCCAGCCGACCGTTTTGGTGGTGCCCGTAAGCCCTACCCCCAGGCATATCGCCAGCGGATCATCAGCCGCGGACATTACCCAACAAAAACGCTCGGGCCAAACAGCCGGCATTTCGCCCAGGGCGCAACCCGCCGACCCACAACCGTTTTCCTGATACGGGCCTTCGCTGTACAGGCTGTCAAAGGCGAATCGTTTATGCGCCAGGTACCCCTTCTGCAGGTGCATCACCAACCGGCTCAACCGGTCCAGGTTTGGCCCTGCTGCTTTGTTCTTTTGCATACGCTTCCGGGTTTACCAGTTGCAACAGACCGTCCCGATCAAAAGCAGGGCTCACGTCGGTTTTGTCTGTGCGAACATTGTGGTGAAAGTAAATGCCGTATTTATCCGGTGTCGCGGCATCAAAAACGCCCAACGGTGCCACCGTTGGCTCGATACCTTTGTGCCTGCCCAGGATTGCCACGACAAGTTCGTGCAGGGCTGCAATTTGCTCCGGTGTGTACAGCGGCCAATGACGCCCGCCGCGCCAGGATAGTTCCATGGATTGCCCTTTGTAGATCGGGCCTTTTTCTCCCAGCCAATGCAGCTCCCCAGGTTTGCCAGCCAACAGCCCTTCGTTTACCAATTCGATCCCGATGCTTTGCCGGTTACGGCGCCCGTTGTCGCTGGTCTTTAACCCCAGGTGATGCGCCCAAAACATTTCCGGGAACGCCTGATACACCGTGCCATCCTTGTCGATCACATAGGCCGTCGCAATGCGCTCTACCTGGGAGGACCACCAAGTCAGAGCGCTTTTGGCCGTGCTGCTGACGGTGTGGTGGATCACGATGTTTTTCTTTACGTGGAGTTCAGCGAAGTATTGCCCCGCTTTCAACTCCATTGCCTTGTTTATGTTCATGCGGTTGCGGTTGTGGTGTGTTTACGGATGTAGGCATCGTATTTGGCAACAGCTGCCCAGCCGCCGCGCTGGTATGCCCTTTTGATTCGGCGTTTGTGGTTTACGGGGACACCGGACAGTTTGTACTTTACCAGTTGTCTGCCCAGGCTTTTTTTCCCGGCTGTGCCAGCGTATGCCCGGTATTGGCCCTCTGTGTTCGGGTGGATCATTGGCGGCAAAGTGGCTGCCAGGGTTCTGAATTGCTTGAGAAGTGGTTTCTTCATGATTGCAGGTGTGGTTTACCTGGCGCCGCTGGGGGGTATAGCGAGCGCCAGGTTTTGATGTGAATGGTTACGATCCAAACAAAGCCAGCGGTTCGCCGTCAGATAGCCGGATCACACGGAGGCCGATTGTGTTGCGCCCAAAGGTAAATACATACCGGCTCAACTTGGTTTCTAAAATGCGGTTGGTAATACCATCGCCGTTGTCCTGGCTCCAAGCCTTCACAACACGCTCCGCGCCGGTTTCGCAGTACTCACCACATACGATGGAGCGTGTTTTTTTATTGTAGTTGAAGGTGACAGCCGGCTGGTCACGGTCGCCATCCGGGTACAGCCGCACCATAAAAGCCGGCACAGGTGGTGTCGGATCGCTGGTTAAAGCCGCTTTGATTTGGCTCCCGATGGCGTTGCCACCATCGGCGACAGCCTGGGCACCGGCATTGGTCAGAGCCAACAGCAGAATCAGAAACGAAAGAATGTATTGCATATCGATGCAGTTTGGTTAAAAAATCAAAATAGTTGGCCCTGTTTGCCTTTGGGCAGGGCTTGTTCAAATAGGCTCTTTAGGGTAGGGGCGCCCTCCGATGTGCGAACCTGGGCCGCTTGGTCAAGTATTTGGGCCATTGGTGCGGCCTGCTCTGTGCTGTCTGGCGCTGCGATCATTGCCCGCCCGTATGGCAGGGGCAAAAGGACATATTGTTTGCGCCAATCAGCGGCGCCCCCCAGGGCCATTTTTACATTCAAAAGCATGGCCGACATTTCATCCTGTTCTCCCAGGATCGCCACAATTGGGACTATCTGGTATCCAAAACGGTACCGATCTTCACCGGGCCAAAGTCCATCCATACAGGTAGCCTCGCCCACTACCCCATTCATGGCCATATTCAAAGCCGACATTTTGGTGCAGGCAGGGTCAATGTCATTGGCGCACACGTACAGCCCAGGGTTTACCGCTGCTGCTGCCAGGATCATCCGCCCCGATCCGCAAGCGGGCTCACATACCGTTTGCCCGGGTCTGCTGCCAGTAACAACCATCTGCGATATCATGGTGCAAACGCTCTCCGGAGTAAAGAACAAACCCTGTGCCGACTTCTTAAAGTTGCCAGAAATCGCTTCAAATAACGATCCAAAGGGGTCGGCCCAGCCGGTTGCCCGACGTTCTCCGGTCCATAGGTTTGCCCGGCGCCGGGTGTATAGGATCGCAGCCTCCAATATTTTAGGGAACATCCCCTGTTCTTTGTCGCTGAAATTGCGGCTGAATTTGTGCGGCTCACCGGCCGAAAATTCAGCGATGGCATAGTCCAAAAATTCGCTGAATGTGGTGTAGTAATCATTCCGGTAACTGGCTTCTTCAAATGCCTGCACCATGCCCGACAGATCAGCGTCGCGTCCAGCGTTTATATCACGTTTAAGGCTGCTCATTGTCGATCCGGTTTAGAAATTCAACCATTGGGTTTCCGTCAAACATCGTGAAGCCTATCCGCGCCTCGATCTCTGCGATCCGCTCCAATGCCTGGCGGTTATTGGCCGCCGTTTGCCGCAAATCATGGTCCGACATGTAGATGCACACCTGGCATGAAAACCGGTTTAGGTATTGGTAAACTGGATGCAATGGGATGCCTTTTATTTGGAGGTATTCACGCACCTGCTGCTCTGTCCAATCTTGAATTGGTAGCCAATTCCAAACGGTGCGCCGGCTGTTGCATTGGCGCCGGTTACGGGCCAAACGTGGTGCCTTTGCCCGTGCTGGGCTTTCTTCGGATCGCAACCCCAGGCAGTTAATGACAACCGGATCAGCGACGTTTTGCCGTATCCACGTTTCTATCGGTCCCCGTTTTAAATCACTGGTACATTGCCGTGTCTGCATTCCGGGAAACTTCCCACGATGCAGCACCATATCAAAAAAATCCTTCCTGCTGTTGCGTACCACGTGCAAGGGTAGGCCAAACACGCCTTCCACAATACCCCTACACCATTCCTCCGCATTAGTATGTTCCCAGCCCGTGTCTGCAAAAACAACGTGTTTAGGGACATTGGGGTACCTGGCGCACAGGTAGGCAAGCATTGCACAGCTGTCTTTGCCGCCGCTGAAATTGATAACGAGCGTCATGGGTACGGGCAGTTCATAGTTACGGATTTGGGCAGATCATCGCGGCGCCAGAAGCCGGTATGTACCATTCTGTTATCCTGCCAGGCGTACGTCGAAACATAGCCGGAAGGCTCATTACCCCAGGAGTACCAATGTTCAGGAGCCGGCACCGGATCGGCAGACAAAAACACCAACGGCGTCCAGCGGCGAATGTCGGCACGGATATCCGGTGTCTTGATGTGGTGTTCACCATTGTCATAAAACGGTTTGCCGGTGCATTTTACGGCAACACCTTTAACCGGGATGCCCCAATAGTCTGATGGCATGGCAACAATGCGATAATGGATGTTTTTTTCCATGGCGTACAAAGTAGCGCCAGGGCTGCACCTGGGCAGCCCTGGCGGGTTTATGGTTTAAAGTGTACCTTCGTCTGCGAAAGAGTAATAACCGCGCTCTGATACGATCAGGTGGTCCAGCACCGTAATATCAAGGCTTTCGCCTGCCTTTCTGCACCGGCGCGTCAAGTCCATATCGGCCTGTGATGGCTGGATATTGCCGCTGGGGTGGTTATGTACAAGGATCAAAGCAGCGGCCCGGCTGTCCAATGCGGCGCGAAACAGCATTTTCACGTCCACAACGGTACCGGATTGGCCGCCGCTGCTTAACCGCTCGCGTTTGATAACCTCATTTGCTTTATTGATGTGGAGTATCCAAAATTCCTCATGGTGTAGGTCAGTCAACAGGGCAGCCACCGTATTAAAGGCATCGCGGCTGCTGGTAATTTTGGGCCGGGAGTTTATGTCCGAAAGTTGGCGCCGGCGCCCGAGTTCCCACATGGCGATAACTTTCCGAGCCTGTGACATGGTGCAATCCATAGCGATCAGGTCGCTCCATGCTAATTTGCCAACCTCATGCAGGCTGCCGTTTACTGCTGCCAGGATCGCCCGCGCAAGTGCAGCCGCTTTAGTTGCTGCTGCTGGGGTTTCACCGGTTGCCAGGATCAGGGATAAAAGTTCAACATCCGTCATGGCGCCAGTGCCGTTGTTTTCAAGTTTGTAAGCGGGTGTTTCTTCGTTGAGTAGGTACATAATTTGCCTTTTTGATTAAACAATGCCCAAAGGTATGCAAATTTGCATACGCCAAACAACTCCTGCCTTAAATTTTAACGGTTTTTTAACTAAAAAGCAAAAAGCCCCGGCACCGCTTTCCAGCGGGCGCAAGGGCAGACACTTCAAGTTATGCCGTAACTTGTTCTTTATGGGCCACCGGCGCCAGGCGCCAACACACTGTCGGGGATGCCTGGCATCAGCGTCAAATTTTCATTCAACCGGATCGTTGACCAACCGGTAACACGGACCGGCCTGGCTGTAAGGTAGCCAAATACCCGGCGCGTGACGCTATCGTATTTCACCGTCAAATCGTAGTCGGTTTTGGTCAACACCTGCCCAGCATAGGAGTCCAGGGAGTCCAGGGCAAAGGCAAAAAACACGGGCGCCGGTGTGTAGGTGGTGTCATACTTGACAGAATAAACCCCGCCCCAGGTAGCAACCCGACCAACGTTTGCGTTCCGGATCGCAGCGGTTAAATCTTCAAGTTTTTGCTCAATTCGCCCTTTGCTTAAACAGCCGGGCAGGAACGGCAGCAGTGAAAACGCTAACCAGATAAACGGATTTTTCATCTTGTACCTTTTTTGTTTACGGATAAAGGTAGTTGGTTTTGCACCACTATCGCCGCGGACATCTCTGCAATCTTTGATTGTAGGGTTTGCAGCTTGATTTCCAATATCTGTTTGTCCGCTTCAACCTTCAATTCAAACTCCCGTACCCGCATTTGCAGCGAGTACCAACCGCCCAACAGGGCAAACACAATGGATACCAAATAGATGATGTCCTTTAAGGTAAATTCAAACTTCTTTTCCATGATAGTGATGACGGGTAAAAGGTGTAAAGATATGTTAAAATAATGTCGCAGAGGCCACCTGTGCCGCCCGCCCTGTTTCGATAAGGTGCAAAAAATCCTCATACCCCAGGGCATAAACCACACGCACCGGCGCCCCGCTGGGGGTGATACAGCTGCGAGTGTTGCGGTTGATATAAATCAACAGGGTGCCCTCCTGATTATGGGTAGCGATCAGATCAGGGCTGTCGGTTGCCGGGTTGCCTTTTGTTGGCTGGGCTCCACACCAAACAGCCCAGCCACGGTCGGCGAGCAGGATGTTCACGACGCGCAATGTGCCGTTAAGTTGTTGCGGTTGCATAGTTGTTTTTGTGAATGTCGGCAGCCGGCAACAGCCCCACCAATGTCACCTTTATTGGGGGGTATCCGCCGCCACCGGGTTTAATGATAATGATACTCATTCTTGGTTCGGATCCATAGACCGGCACCACTTTGAATTCATGGTTCCCAGCCCTACGGATTTCATTTTGGTTTTCCTCCAAATAACGTGCCAGGGCCGCGATAGGTTGCCAGTGTTTGTCGCAGCCAGACAAGTAAATGGCTGCCAGGATCGCACGGAGTGCCGGCGCTGCTTCCCCCGGCATTTCATCCGACAGGTGGTGTGCAAAGACGGTTTGATTTTGCATAGATCAGTGATTTTGTGAACGTAAATGATCCAATAAAAGCCCGCCGATAAAGCGGGTAAACGCTGGGGGGATGCCTTCTGATAATTCAGTGTCGCGGTAAACAAAGCCATCCGGTATTCCCATCGCGTAATGCCATGTCGCCATCCCGCTACCTTTGTCGAACTTTGGGCGCCAGCCTGGCGGTAACAACCGCGATTTGCGATAGCCTTGTTTACCGTAAATTGTAACGTAATCACCGGCAACGACCGTGCCAGATCGGGCACCGAGGCCGCCAGGTGTAAGGGTAAACCAGTTGCCGAGTTCAAAGTGCCGGCGCCGCAATACCTTTAAACCAAAGTTGTATCCATGCAACACGATATCGGCACGTATTGGCGCCTCGGGAACATTTTCAATGACGTACGGCAAACCACAGGCCGCCAGGCCATCCCGCACAGGTGCAATGATGTCCGCGTACACTTTACCGGCTGCCCGTTGCGGCGCCGTGCTGCGTGATGCGTTTTGGCATGGCGGGGAAGCATGGATAGCGTCAAACTGCCGTAAGAAATTACGATCAGCGATGATGTCCAGGGCATTGGCTTGGATAAATGTGTAGGGGTAGTTTGGTTGATGATCTATGTCCACGCCTACGACATCGAACCCCGCCTGCACATACCCAATGGAAGCCAGTCCACCACAACAGCAAAGATCGAGGAGTAAAGGTTTTTTCATTGAAGTAGCGCCAGGGGCAGCCGAACCGCCCTTGTTGTGATACCGCTGCCGAACCGAACGGCTGCCGTCGTATCGGCGCCTTTGATCCGCAAGAGTGTCCGGTTAAAGTTTTTGGCCCAGGCCGTTTCACGGAGCCAGGTGCGCACCGCGTCGGATGCGTTACTGATTAGCAGGTAATTCCCATCTACTTTAAAGCCCAGGCGCTTCAATCGCTCCTGTGCCTGTAATGCGTGTATTTTGGTGTCCGGCTGGATCGCAGCCGCAATCCGGATCAATTCGCCCAGGTTGCGCTCCACGGGGATGCCTTCAATACCATCCATTTTAACGATCTTCTCCATCAGGTAAGCAAATAGGCTCAACTCGTCTTTTGTGGCATCCAGGTTGCGTTCCTCCGACCAGTTGTGTTTTTGCAGCCATGCCAGGGCCGTTTCAAACTGCACCGGCCTGTCAGACGCCAGGCTATAAGCCCCAGCCAGCAGGGCGCCCAATTGGTCGCCGATCCGCTGCTGTCCCAGGTGCGCCGCTGCTGCTGCTGCGAACACTTCGGCATTATTTAGGATGGTAGGCAGCAGCCGGATAGTTCGCGCCTGCAAACCGCTGATAAAGCCGGGTGTCATAATTTCGGCAAACACCCGCTGCAAATCGACCCACCTGGCGGCCTTTACATCTGGCTCCGGTTCGGTTAAAACCAGGTTGGTTATACGGGTGCGGTCAGATTGTAGGCTCACCGGTGAATTGATCGATGCAAACGCGAAACAGGATCGCACGACAAACACCTTGCCTCCACCGGTTGCGGTACCCTTTGCCAATACCCCTCCGTCGCTGCTGCTGGCTGCCCGCATAAGTGCCAACACGTGCTCCATACGTTCCAGCCCGGCACGGGTTTCGCCTTCTGCTTCATCAAACACCACGGGCACCGCATCGGTCCCGATCAGTTGCCGCAACCCTGCCTCGCTGGTTTCTGATTGCACAGCCAGGCAGGCATTCCCCAGCAGGCGCCGAACAATTTCCCTAAACACCCAGGATTTGCCGGTGCCGGCGCTCCCGGTTATCCAAATATGCGGGCGCCAACGTAATGCGCCGCACACCGGCGCAATCACGCACCAACCCGCCAAAAGGTACGCATCGACATCCCGGTCCCAGTTTAGCAACTTTACAATGTCCATCAACCGGTGTGCCGTTTTAAGGTCCAGCGGGTTATCTATGCGCATATCCAACGGCTCCGCAGCCTCATAAACATACCGTGTCCGCAGGCTGCCCAGGGGCACCTCGCGGCCGTCAACCATCAGGCAGTTGCCCAGGTGTAGCACTATGCGCCCGCTGTCCATCCATGCACCACGGCCCCGGATGTACTTTGGTGAAAATACCCCGCTCCGGTTGGCGGTACTGACCAATTCCTGCACCGCCATGTCGATAGAAAAGCCGCCTTTCCGCTTGCCTTCTGGGTAGGTATCCTCCCAGTAATACAGGGGCGCCAGCGTCAACAGGTTGCTTTTACTGCCCAGGGCCGACGCGCTGTACTTCACAACGATCCGGGCATCTTTGATATAGAACGAAAACACCTGGCGGTCGCCTTCCTTTTCAAATCCCAGCACTTCAAAAAATTGGTTGTTGCGCCTGGGGTCATCTTTTGGCGCTGCTGGCGCCGGTGGTGGTGGATCGGGCACGGCTGGCGCCGTGTAGGCCGCTGTCGGCTCCTGTGCAGATTGCTCGGGTGTTGGTGCAGGCGCTTCGTCTTTCGTTTGACCTGGGGCATTTAGTAGCGCCGCAGATATTTCCGGGCTGTTGTATTGGTACAGGTGCCCCAGGGTATGCGCCCGAGTTATCTCGGTTGACCAACCATCTGTTTCAGCATCAGCCAAATCCCAGCCCTTTGGCTTTGCGGCTGGGGGGATAACAATTTTAACGTCGGTGCTTATCCCGGTAGTAATAAGCATTTCAGCAACCGCAATCATCGCCTTTAACCCTGGCACATCGTTGTCCGGCCAGAGGATCAGCCGGCGCCCGGACAGCGGCTTCCAGTCTGTGTATTTCCACCCCCAGGAGCCTGCCTGCCAGCAGGTAGTAACAGTCTTTGGGAGTAGGCGCCCCGCCGCATCAGCGGTCTTTTCTCCTTCACAAACCACGACAACCGGCTTCGGATCGGCACAAATGGCCGGCAGGTTGTACAGCGGGCGAGGCCGATCAAAACCTCGAAATTGCCAAAATTTGCCGGTGCCGTTTGTCCCATAGGTAAATGGCAATACCTGTTTCCCATCTGGCAGATCAAACCGGCATATCAAACCCGCCAATTTACCGTCCTGCAATCGGTATTCCCACACCCGGGTCGGTTTCCCGTAATGGTGGTGAATGATTTGCCCCGGCTGGGGTGCCGGCACTATTTGCTTCCAGGTATCGGTTTTTTGTGGCGTCGCCTTTTTGGCTGCCTGGGCACCGGTGTAGTCGGTGCCTGAAATCTTCTTGGCGGCCTCCAATGGTGACAGGTTGTAAAGCATTGCCACAAAGTCAATCACATCGCCTTTTGTATCGCAGGCGAAGCAACCAAACACCTGTTTCCGTTGGTTGACAAAAAGACTTGGTTTTGAATCAGTATGGAACGGGCACAGCCCAACCCATTCTACCCCCTTTTTTTGTAATGTCGTGCCACAGGCTTCTATCACAGTCACAATGTCCGCGGCATCCTTTGCGTCCTTAATTGTCATCGGCAGGGTGTTAAATTTGGTTAATAATTTCTACCGCATCATCGGGGGTTCTTGCGATCCCGCACAGGCCGCCAGCCTGGCGCACCCGCTCCAAAAAATTTGCCTGTTCTGGCGTCGTAGTGGTGCGCCCCTCTTTTACTTCAATGGCCACAAATACAGCGACCCGGCGACCAACCATATCGGGAGTAATTTCTACGGACGCCCAACCAATAAGGTCGGAGCCGCCCTTTACCAACCCTGCATCAAGAGGCCTGGGGTTGTGCAGGATCAGTTTTTTTTGCCCCTGCCACTCCATTGCCCCCTGCCATCCTTTGCCGGTGTTATTGCGAAAAGTGCGCACCGACAGAAAGCCAGAAAGGCGCAATTGTATCCGTTTGATTAAATTCCCTTCCATGATGTTTTTTTGAATTACAGATAACTGTTGCCTACCGATCAGGCAGGCTATCCGCCTGCCCGCTGGTAGGCTTTGAGTTATTCGAACGGTGTATTGGTGGCTTCCATAAACCTGACGATCAACTCTCCCAGGATCAGGTCAAAATCGTCGTCGGGCCGTGCAGGTATTTCACGCACAGGCAGCCGCCCCGTGTCGTACATTTGGTTTAGGGCAGCGGCAACCCGTTCGGCTAACTCCTTGTTTTCGAGTTTGCAAAGTCGGAATTGGATAAGTCCGGGTAACTTCATTTTTCAATCTTTTAAAGGTGTTGGATCAGGCGTTTCGTCAGTATCCCAGGAATCGGCATAGTATGCCACACAGATATTGTCGTACCGGTTGCGCAATTGCCGCACCTGGCGCCCAATACGGTTTATTTCCGCAGGATCGTACTCCACGCCACGGATGTACATGTCCAGGATTTCGGCCATGTCCATCAGGTGTTCAAATAGTTCGCTGTCGCAAACCACATCGCCCCCGCGCCGCTGTAATTTCAATTCAGTGTCCATACTTCCAGGTCATGTAATCTGCCGGCATTTCCTGGCGGTTTATGCGACTAAGGTGTACCGGCAAATTTCCCAAGTCGGTGCCGTGTGGTGTCTTTAACTGGTACTTTTTGGCAATAGCCGTGCCGGTTTGCTTCACAAACACCTTTACCCCCAGGTTAAAGTGAAAATCGCACAATTCTTGCAACCATTGCGCATCGCATTCCCGGTATGCCCAGCGGCCTGATGGGTTGCCGCTCTCGCCGCCAATGATCGCCCACTCATACGGGCTTTCAAAATACTGCCGTGACAGTACATCAATATCCAGCCGTTCGAGTAGTGGCTCAAAGGATACAAACCGCACCGGGAAGGCGTACCCGTGTGCCCGTTCAAGCCTGTCGAAATACGCGATGCGCCGGATCGCCTTCGTGTTTTCCACTGATACCCCCAGCCATACATTCGGGAAAACCTTTCTGTCTTTAGGCAGGCATTCGAGTATCCGTTGCGGGCGCTTGGTGAGAATTTGGTACCGGTGGTGTGGTGTGGCATTGATGATCTCCCAGGCATCTTGACGCCACGGATCAGCGGCCTCGTGAAAGAAGTCCGACCACGAGCAGGTAAAAATCATTTTGGGCGCCTTCCATGCGATAGGATCGTTAAACGTGCTTTTGGATCGCCGGACAACGGTGCCGTCTTGGCCGTACCGTTCTTTATCCCGCATCATGTAACAATTGTCGCACCCGGCGCTGACGGGTGTGCAGCCGTGCCAGGGGTTCCAAGTGCCCTCTGTCCAGCCAATTTGTGAATGTTCAGCCATTGTTTAAAATTGTTATTTGTACCAAAAATCTATCGACAAAAACTGTTCGATGGTGATGATATTATTGTCATAATGGGCGACCCGGGCAAGTTCCCGAATCTCTTTTTTTGGCAGCATACGCCAGCGGAGTGTCCGTGTCATTTCCTGCACCGTGTAAGGGATACCCCCAGGCAGTGCATCGGCGATCAGTTTTACCGCTGATGCACCATCACAGATGAACAGTTGACCGGTAACGGTGTGGCGAAGCAGGTACGCCGAGCAGGCGCCGAGTTCGATTTGCATAGTTGTGTGATTTAGATATTACCAGATGTTAATTCGGCTTTTGTCATTTGCCGCCTGGGCTTTGGATCAGGCAACGGCTCGGCGCCGGTTAAAAATGCGTGTCCGGCCTTTAGGCAGCGTTCGCAGATCGGCACATCAATTTTGTCGGGTGCGCAGCCGTACACACGCACAGCCTTTGCACCGCACCGGAAACAATCATCGGTGCGCCATCGCCAGGGGTTGCCGCCAGAAATGGCGTCCTCTGTACACTGGGGACAAATTACAAGGGTTTGGAAAGCCAGGCTAAACCCAATCTTTGGGGGAACATCGAAAGTGCAAAATAGTGGCATAACTTGTATTTTGCTGCAATGTATGCGTTTTTGCATAATACGCCACGCAAAGCAATACCGATTTTAACTTTTTTTTAACTACCGGCTTTGCGCTGCCGAGATTCATGTACGTGTTTGGCCCATCCAGGTTTGTACCCCCTTTCCTTTTCGATCCGGAGTAGATCGTCCATACTCCGTGCCCTGGCAACCTCTTGGTTTTTGCTCTTGCGCAATAACTGGCGATGGGCCTCCGTCATTTCCGTTAGTACGCCATCAGTTTGTTCAGGATCGCCCCGGCCGTCGTTTGGGTACTCAAACCCACACTCGGGGCATTGGGGCGCCAGGTGGTGGACACAGTAGCATTCAGGGCATTGCCTGACGTTCTCTTTTTCTTCCTTCTCTTTGGCTTGGCGCTTTTTCTTTTGCTCCCCGTCCAGCGTCCATTCGCGGGGCTCATCAGGCAGCCCGTGAGTAATGACGTTTCCAACGTGGTCAAGAATTATCGCATTTTTTTTGCCTGGGCTGGGCCGTAATGCCCGGCCAACCTGTTGCAGATATAGCCCCATGCTTTGTGTCGGGCGAAGCAGGATTGCCGCCGTAATGGCTGGGATGTCGGTGCCTTCTGAAATCAGATCGCAGCTGCAAAGCACCTGCACCGCACCTGTCGCCAGGCCGCCCAAAATGCGCACCCTATCCTCGTCGGCCATGCTGCCGTCAGCAACCGCCGCCCGGTAGCCGGCAGCCTTGAATTGTTCGCAGACGTGGTGAGCATGGCGTACAGATACACAGAACGCGACAGCAGGCGCACCCGAGCAGATGCGCCGGTAATGATCCACGGCATCCCCAATGATTTGCGGTTTATCTACTCGGTATTCAACCTCTTTTTTATTCCAATCACCGGCCACCGTATGCACACCGGACAGGTCGAGTTTTTGTTTGGGGGCATAGATCACAGGCCGCACCAAATATTCCATCTGGATAAGTTCGTGGACTTGCGGCCCCTGCAATAGTAGGTCGTAAACACCTCCAACGTTTTGCCCCAACCCCAACCCATCCCCGCGGACTGGTGTTGCCGTCACTCCCAGGTTGTACGCGTTCGGAAACCTTGCCAGGATCGCCCGGTATGTGCTGCTGACTACGTGGTGGCATTCATCTGTGACGATTAGGTCGAAACCAGGGATATTCCAATTTGTGCGCCGGACTAATGTTTGGACGCTGGCAACCTGCACCGGTGCCCACAGGTTTGGCGTGTAGTTTGGATTTATCAGCCCGATCCCGGCGCCGCTGTCACGCAACTTGTCAGCCGTTTGCCGCAACAACTCCACACGGTGTACCAGTATGAGCGCTCGTTTGCCTTTGCTGGCGACATTGGCGGCTATGTGGGCAAAAATGATTGTCTTGCCGCCTCCTGTCGGCAGTACAAGGAGCGGCGCTTTGTACCCCTGGGCAAATGCCTGGCGTACATCAGCGACCGCCTGCTGTTGATACGGTCGTAAAGAAAACATAGGTTAAACGGTTTGATCGGGCATTGCGCCCAGGGTGCCGAGTACGGTTTGCAGTTTCCTGAATGTTTGGATGCTCTTTGGATCGTCCTCTTTCCAGCGTTCAACTACGGATCGGTCAACGTCGGCCTGTCGGCACACCTCGCTGATGCTGACCCCGTGTTGGGCCGCCGTAAATGCGATGTAGTCGTACACCTTTTCAAAGACTTGGATCGGGCCGAATTCAGTCGGCGGTTGATATGGTTGTGTCCCCATTTAAAATATTTTTACGCAAAAATACATACATGGCGTGACCTTGTGTGTATTTTTGCATAAAATTTTTTAAGGTGACAAACGAACAATACCACGCAGACACATCGCGGATCAGTGTCAGCGGCTTGAAATTGATCGGGCGAAGCCCCGCTCATTATTATGCCGAATACCTTGACCCAAACCGCCCCGCCCGCAAAGAAACTGATGCCATGTTTGACGGCACGTTGCTCCATACAGCGGTACTCGAACCTGATGAATTACTCGCCCGGTATGCGATCACCCCCAGCGGGGCGCCGGATCGCTCCCTGCTCCGGTATAGATCGGCCAAAGACCCTTCTGCAGCAACCAAATCGGCCATAGCCTTTTGGGATGAATGGGACGCAATGCATCCCGGCAAATTACGGATCACGTCGGCCGAATACGATGTGGTGCAACATATCGCGGATGCCGTGCGCCGGCACCCGGCAGCCTCTTACCTGTTGGATGGCCCCAAGGAGGTAGAGCGAACAATAATTTGGGATGAAATTGTAACCGGCGCACCGTGTAAAATGCGCCCTGATTGCCTGCCCAGGCTTGTAGACTGCATCGTGGATTTAAAGTTTGCAGAGGACGCCAGCCCGGAAGGGTTTGCCAGAATGGTGATGAATTATGACTATGATTGGCAGGCCGCGTTCTACTTGGATGGAATGGACGCCATTTATGAAAGCAAAGAGGTGTTCATTTTTATCGCAGCCGAAAAAGTGCCCCCCTATGCTGTCGGGGTGTACCAAACACCGCCAGAGGTAATAAACAAGGGCCGGGAAAAGTACCGGCAGGCTTGCGCAAGATACGTCGAATGCCTGGCGACAGGCGTTTGGCCTGCATACTCCGACTACCTTTTGGAAATACAAATGCCACCTTACTATTTCAAACGTTAATTTAAACCACACACACAATGTCTGAACAACAAAACAACGCGCTCCCGGCACAGGTGCCCGCCGCGCAAAAGCAGATGCAGACGCTTTCGGTGTTCTCCACGGAGGACAACTTTTTGGCCGGGCAGCGGATCGCCAAAGCCCTGTCGGAATCAACGATGGTGCCGGCAGCCTACCAAAAGAACCTTCCCAATTGCCTTGTCGCGTTGGAGGTATCTAACCGGGTAGGTATGTCGGTTTTCGCCGTGATGCAGAATATGCACATCATCGAAGGCCGGCCTACCTGGGCTGCGAACTTTTTGATCGCCAGCGTCAACAGCAGCGGGCGGTTCACCCCCTTGCGCTTTGAACGCGAAGATCGAGGAAAGAAAACCGTTGACTACCTGAACCGTGTTTGGGTATCCGATCAAAGCAAACCCAAAGGGGGGTACTACAAAGCGGAGCCGGCACGTATGGAATGTGTAGATTTTGCATTCCGGGCTATCGCCAGGGACAAGGCGACAGGCGAATCACTCGTTGGCCCTTGGGTTTCGTTGGAGTTGGCCATTCAAGAGGGCTGGTACCATCGCAATGGCAGCAAATACAAAACGATGCCCGAGCAAATGCTCATGTATCGGGCCGCCAGTTTTTTCACCCGGCTGTACTGCCCGGAAATCAGCCTGGGCATGGCCACACCGGAGGAAGCATACGACACCGAATATACGGTAATTGAAACGACGCCATTGGCTACCGTGCCCGCACAGCCCCCCACGGGCACCACAGTCGCCGATAAGGTAAACGGAGCAGCCACAGGCAGGAAAAAGACGGTGCAACCGGCAGCGGCCACACCAGGCGCCCCAGCACCGGACCCGGCGCTGGTAAGACGTGCAGAGGAAAACGGGTTCGTTGAGGACGCCGACATACTGCCGGACACAGACAAACCCGATGGCTATGACCTTTAAACCTGCTGCACTATGATATTGAATTTTAAAACTAACTACCCCAATTGGGTAACGGATAAAGCCGGGCAGCCCACAAAATTCATTGAACAAATTTGCCGCACCGATCCAAGAAAAATTCACACGATCCGCGACAACGACAGTCGGTATAACCGCCCCGGCGAGCAGGCATTGCACATGACAACAGGATCACGGACGCCGAATTATTGCTGCCATGCAATCAAAACTTACACCGGCAAGGAGCAGGTAACTATCACCGCGTCCAATTGTTCAGTAAAGCATGACGGCACCGACTGGCATCTTGTGCAAGTGAAAATCGGTGACAGAATCTTAGCCCACGAACAGGAGGAATTATTGTGGCGTAATGATGGATTTTATAGCGAAAAAGACTTTTGCGAATGGTTTTTCAATGAACAGCCCAAACCCGGCACTTTGTCCACGATTTCGCGTTGGATCATCCATTGGACGGATTTCAGGTACGCGAATTTATAGTCTAATTTGGCCGCTGTCAAATTTTGCGCCCCTGTCGGGATTACTTCCCGGCAGGGGCGCGTTCGTAGAAATTACCATCTCGATGGTACGAATCAAGCGGCCTCTTTGTGGCGAAGCAGGATAACGATGTCCAGGATCAGGGCAGCGGCGCCGACGCCTTTTTCAACGACTTGTTCGGCGACATCGTTAGCCAAATCGAAGCGGTCAACGAAGTAGGCGTACACCTCGTATTTTTCCTCGGTGGATGCATTGGCCCAGGCGCCGGGAATCAATTCGATGCCTTCGTAGGCTTGGGTTCCGGGACGTACCAAATCGAACACCTTGGGAATGTCCAACAGGTTGAGGCCGCCTCCGTCGCCTTTTGCCCGCTTGTATGTGTCCACGGTGGTGAACAAAAAGGCGATCACATCGACCAGTTCGTCGAGCGGTTGGTTTGCGGTACTGGAAACAAACTTTGTCATAATCTTGGTTTTGATATGTGTGAAGTATTGGTGTACGGGAGGTTCCGGCCAAACACAACGCGCCGGGAAACCAGGTTGTTGAGGCAGATCACGCAACCGCTGCCGGTAGCGGATCACCTCGGCGCGTGTAGCGGCGCACATCGGCATATCGGGCAACGCGCAATAATCAGTCTGCCCCAGTATGTAATCGCGCACCTTGCGCAATGCAATGGCCGTACCAGTGCCATCCCAGCCCCAGGCCACACCGTCCCAAATAGCCGGCAGCCTGCTCGGGCGAACTGGGGTACTGTTGGCCGGCCAAAGTATCACCCCTTTTTCTTCCGGGCTTTCTTCTGCCGTTTCCCAATGGGTGTATCGGCCTGCCCTGTCGTAACAATAGGCGATGTGATGGCTGGCGCCTGTGCCGGCGCCGGTGGTGGTGGATCGACTACCCATGTTTGCCCGTTCCATTTTGCCGGTGTGGCCTGGGGCTCAACAAATGTCGCATGAGCCGGAAGCAAATACAACACGGGGAGCAGCGGATCGGGGTCGGCATCGCTTTCCCCCAGGTATTCACCGGTATGTTCACAAAAATGGTAAACCTTCATTTTACTGGTATTTGATGCAGTACATCAACGCGATGTTCCTGGGCCGCGTCTCGTTGCCGCCATAGTCCTCAACGTTATCGCTGCTGGAAAAACCGGAAGTACCGGTAACGGCTGGCGGTAAGTCAAAGCCTGTCAAACTGCCTGGGCCGGTTTGCACATCCCGAAACAGGTGTTTGTGTGTTTTGAAGTCATCGGCCTGGGCTGTACCAATCGCCCGCCCCGAATCAATCCCACGGCCATTATCCCAGCCACGGACAAACTCGCCTCGCAGATCGGGCAGGTTGAATGTCGTTGATCCGTTGCCGGCGCCGTACGTCGTGCCGATCCGGGCAAACAGTTTTCCGTAAGTTGACCGGCTGACCGCGGCTCCATTGCATTTAAGCCAACCATCCGGGACCGTGCTATGTGCAAACGCTGTCACCATACCAATGTCATCGGCACCGGTGACAAAAGTCCAGGGATACCATGCATCAGTATCCCACCGGCGCCAGTAAATGCGGTTTCCGATGAAAAGTATTTGGATCAGTTGGTTCCCGCTGTCGGCCCCCTGAAAGACAATCATGTGCCCGACAGGGCCATTAAGCCCCCCCAGGCTTTCGGCGCTGGGCCTGTTGGCTGCCGTACTGGGCACAATATTGAAGCCCAGTTTAAACGCCGAAAAACTATCGCAGTCGGTGCAAACATTGCAATCCGCCCCCAGGCCAAACGCACCGACCGGCATTACCTGCCCGGCGCCGGTGCCGGCAGCCAGCAGGGCAGCGCTCCCCAGGCCATTTATTTTCGCGGGGTCAACTTTGGTGCCGTCAGGGATAAGCACATTATCCAGTCGGTCCCGCAGGAATTTAGTGCGGTTGACCAGCTGTTGCGCCTGCTGGTTTGCGATCCCGCCAGGGCCGCCGAGTACAGGATCACCGGTTTCGAGTTGGTAAATACCGGCTTCCCAGGTGGATGTTTCAGTAAGATTTGCCATGTTGGTCAGAATATGATTGTCCAGGTTCCTTCCAGACGGAAGGTGTTGTCTTTGGCAATGGCTGCCCGCGTTTTGCGGGCGAACAAATCGCCGTTATTGGTAAGGCCAAACTCCGTAATGGACAGGCCGTTGCCTTCGCTTGTTTCCAACGACCAGTTGAATGCGACCTGCCCCGTCGCCGGGTAGGTTACACTCAACAGGGCTTTATCCAGTTGGTTGGTGAGCGCCGTATCTCCCAGGGCCGGCGCCGCTGTACCTTCACCAAACGCAATACCATCAACCGCGAACACGGATGCGCCGCCCAACAGTTGCGCCAGGCTATTCCGCCCCAGGTTGACAATCAAATTTGCGTCCCGGTATTCTTCCAGGACGGCGCCGTCAACCTGGCGCACTTTGCGGAGGTAGAATTCCCCGCGGACAGTTACTTTCTCTGACGTTGCGTTCATAGTATTTCGGTTGAAATAAGGTCGCCGTTTTGGTAGATTTTTAATTCCAGCGGATCAGCCCCTTTGTCGTAGTTGCTGGCGCCGTTGTACGTGCCCAGGCCGTCGAAGTATAACCCGGCTGTCATGTAGTCAGGTGAGTTTAATGGATCGGCGTACAGATCAAATGTATCATCTGAAACAACCGCCGTGTCAGCAAAGGTAAGAGCAAACGTAATATCAACGAGCCTCGATCTCACGTTTTTGTATTCCTCCACCATCACCGCAATCCGCGCCCGATCAATTGCCCCCAGGGGTTTAGCATCTGGCACAAATATTTTGATCCGGAAGTCGGCCCAAAAGCCGCCGCCGTATGTCTGCGTCCCATCGTAGTTGTAAACGCCATCGTAATTCACGCTATCCAAAGAAACGTGTTCAATGATGGTTACATCTTGGTATCCGACCCGCCGTATTGCCTCCTTTACTGCCCAGGGGGTGCCCTTGCGCCGGTGCAACTCTATTGCACCTTTTATGAGTGTTCGTTTGGCCTGCTCTGTGTCTGCCAAATCCCAGCCGCCTGCCCCCATTACATCGAACTGCTCCGCAAGGTACAACAGCACAGCAGCCGGGACCGTGTTGATGTTATAGACCAGCACAGGCGTAATGTCCAGCCCATCCAGCCGGGTACCGGAGGCCAGATCAAAGGCCGCCAGGTGTTGAATGTGCCGGATTGATGAAGCGACAAGTTTATCAGCCATCGGTCGTGTCGGTTATCGTGATAGTAACGGTGCCACAAATACCAACCTCTGTTTCTCCCAGGATCAGGTCGGCAGCCGGCTGGATTACATCTACCGAGTAAACCTTGTCGGCCAAAAGTGCAGCCGCTTTGATTTGATCGATGGTTATGTCTTGCCCCAGGCGCCGCGCTCGGTTTGCCTTGTACGCTTCTACCTGTGCTGTCACTTCGGCCAAAACAGTGTCGGCGTCCAGCCCGTTGAAAATGACTATCTCAAGTTCGATATCGTATGCCGAAATCGTTGGGCTTTCTACCAATACTGTGTCCGTTAATGGCCGCACCGTTTCGTCGTTGCAAGCGCTGGCGACCAGGTTCAATATCGGCGTCGGCGTTTCTGTACCATCGGCCATCAGCGGCAATATCTTGACAGTGCCGGGTGTTGGCTGGATCACGGCGACATCCACGATTAAAACGCTGGCTGTTTTTGCCCAATACTGATAGGCGCCCCGGCTGCCGGCTGTGCTGAATGCTGCCGGCGCCAACCGTATGCGTTCACGCAATTGGTCGTCTGTTTCTGTGTCTGCACCGCCAACCGTTGCATCCGTATTGGCTGCCGTAAGTAACCAGGGCACCGGGTCCAAAATTTCGGTTATCTCCCCCAGGGCATACCCGTTGCCGATCACGCCAACAGGTGACGCGAACGCCTCCACCGAAACCGTATCTGTACCAACGGGCACGGAAACCGTTTCTACGGTCGCAAAAAACACCTTTCCGTCTTTACTGGCGACCCGGGTGTTTTCCGGTATAATGACGCCAGTATGTCCACTAACGAGCGTAAACTCAAGAGTGCAGACGGCCGGCGCTGACGGCAACCGTACTACACCGACCAGTTCACCCAGGTAGTCAAGTGCTGGGGCGCTGGCAAATGCGACCAGGTTTTGCAGAGCCGCGTTTTGTATTTGGGACCGCAGCAGGCTTTCCCGGTAAGCATAGGCATTCAGCAGCAGGCGTTCTATTTGCGCCGGTTGTAACACCTTCCCGGAAAGTTGTTGGTAAATGCTCACCAAGTCGGCAAGGATTGCATCAGGATCGTTTTCGATAAAAACCGGAGGTGTCGTAGTCATGGTGCCAGGCCTTCACCCGATTGGGTGGTTATTGGTTGCAAAAGTTGTGTCGAAAGCACAGCCGAAAGGTAAGGCGAAAATACATCAATGCCCGGCGCATTTAATTGGCTGTCCAGAAGCCCGACCAGCAGATCGGCCTCCCCCTGCAAAAATCCGATCTTAAACCGCCAGGATATGTTAAAGCGCACCTTCTGCTCCCTGTCCACAATTTGGTAGATGACACGGTTTACAGTTATCCGCGGCTCCCACATCGCAAAAGCATCCGCCAGGGCCGCCGCCATTGCCGGCGCCGCTGTTGTTGTCGGCTGGTCAATGAACTTGTAAAGATCACAGCCAAAGAGTGGACGGAGTGGATCGGTGCCCGGTATGGTTGCCGCAATGACAGCGAGGCATTGATTTACGTCATCAGTGCCCTCTACGACCTGCCCTATTTCAGCGGCGGCCAATTGCCATTCGGCTGATTTTATGTCTGCGAGTGTCATGTGATTGTAACGGTTATCGTGATAGTGCCGGTGACTGGGCCGGCGCCGTTGGCAAGGGTTGGAACGATTACTGCCGTTTCAATGGCATCCTTTACCTGGGCACCAATTTCTTGCGCCAGCAGTTCAGCCAGTTCGTCGGCAGCGGCATCCGCATCATCGGTATTGTCCCGTAATGCCAGCAATTTCGATTTTATGGAGGCTTTGAGTGCAGTAGCGTTGAAAGGCATCAGGCTTGGAATAAATCTGGTAAACGGTTTTTGATTGCTGTATATGCTGTCGCGTTGATCGGTGGCCCGCTCGGGCCTGTGCTGGTCGTATGGGTTTCCTGCAGGATGGTGTCGATCAGGTCCGACAAGATGGATTTCAATGATTCCCCCCCGCGTTTGATCGTAACACCGTCAGGCGTTACAACTATTTCAGTCGTGCCTATTTTGGCCGACAGCCTACTTTCTTCGGTGTTGTACTCAATCTCCGCGCCGTCCGAAAACTTTGCCCTGTAAACGCCAACGGCGCCGCTATCTGGCAAATCTTCGTCATTGTAAAAGGTGCCCAGGATCAACCCATCCTCTACCGCACTATCCATAAGACACGCAACCTGTGTACCAACGGGCAAAAAGTACGTGAACTTGTTGTCTGTTGATCCCTGCACCAAATACGGCAGCGGCGCCGTGATTATGCCGTCCTCGGTGAACTCCACACGCGCCAATCCTTTGTCTGGTTGCGTTTCGGTAATGATCCCAAAGAGTAGTTTCGAGTGGCTCATATTTTGATTACCTCCGTTTTTACACCCGGGTCCGGTTGTTGTGGCAACCGCTTATCGCTGTCAGCAACCGCCCCGACCCGTTTAAATTCTATGTCAGTAAAATACCCGCTCCGGGTAACGTTGTGCCGGCTTTCCGTAATGTGGTACAGCCCACTAAATTCACCAAGTCCATGGAGTGCGAAGTTATTGCCAGCAACCATCCAAGGGGCGCCGGCCATTTGTGCCGATCCGGTAAACTCTTTTCCGTTCTCCCGGTGGAGCGCCGCTTTGGCTTTTTGGTCGGCCTGGGCTGTTGTTTCTGCCCTGGCGACCACCACGTGTTCGTCGCCAGGTGCAGCCGTTGCAAAACTTACACCCGATGCGTTTTGGAAGGTATCGGCTTTGTATTCGTATTGGACGGCTTTTTTGGCTGTTGGGTTCCGGGCCGCAACTTTGGCGCCGGCATAGGTGCCAACCGTTTTTATCCGGATTGCGTACCGGATCAGGTCGGCGGGCGTCAGGGTGCCGGCAGGCTGGGCCGCTTCCAGGTCATACACCGAATGGAATGTAATGGTTTTATCCCGCAGGCTGAACACATACCCGTATTCAGCGGCCAACCGTGACAGGTATTGCAAATCGGTTTGCCGGTGTTGTGTACTCCGTTTAATGGCGACGTTCCCGATGGTACCCTGCAAAGAAAACCCGTGTTTGTCGGCAATGGCCTGGGCAATTTGGCGAAGCGTTTTCTTTTCGTGTGCGCTGCTGGTTTTGGTACGAACGGCCTTCCCGGCGCCGGCAGCAATGGCCCGGATGGTTAGGGTGTTTGGCGGCCCTTCATATTCAACCTCGTCAACTTCAAAGGTGCCACAGTTTACAGATACGCCAGCATTGCCCAGGGTAATGACCAGGCTATCGCCGCGCTCGGGCAGCCAGGCGTTACGGAACCGGCCATCGGTGTCATCGAGGCGCAATTCAACTTCGTCGGCCGATCCCTCTACCCGATCCGTATAATTCAACGACAGCAGCATCGGCGCCAGGTCGCCCGTGACGTTTTTGCCGTTGTATTGAATCAAATACGAGTATTTTGGTACGCTTGCCATATCATTTTTTCCAAGGTGGTAAAACTGTTGCGGCGGATGTGCCTCCGGTCACGGTTTCAATGATCGGGACAATGATCCGGAGGCCGGCATCTAAAAAAGGCGTCGCCACGACCCCAGGGTTTGCAGCGATCAGGTTTAAAAATTGCCCTGCCCGGCCATAGGCTTTGAATGAGATCAAATCCCAACGGTCCCCGGCGACAGTGATGTATTCGGTAAATTCGGTTGTCATAGTCTGCGAAGGCTGATTTGGTTCTCAATATTGGTGCCCTTAGTTACCATATCTCCAAACAGTGTGCCCAGCCCTTGCACACCGGCAAAGGCATTACCAGCGTCGCCGCTGATGATCGCTTGAATGACCGCTGGTATTGCCCCGGCTGCCTGCTGTGCGGCTGCCAGCATTTTCGGAGCGGTTTGGGCGAGGTTGACATAGGTTTGGAGGTTTGAAATAACCTTTTCCACGGATGCCTGTGCCGCCTCTATTTGCTCCTTTGCCTGCCTTAACCGGCTGGCTGCCGTCGTGGTATCCGCCTGTGCCCGCTTTATTTGCGCCTGGGCAGCGACGGCCCGCGATTGGGCATCACGTGCAGATGCGCTCGTGATAGTGGAAGGTCGGCCCGGTAGTGCAGCCACAGGCCGCACAGGTACAACTTTCCTTCTGTCGTTTGCAAATGCAGCATCCTCGGCGCCCTGCTGGGCTGTTTCGTTTGCATTGGGGTCGTAGAACTCCCGTGCTGTAACATCTACCATCGCTTCAATGAGCGCACCATCTGGCGCCCACTGAATTTCATTTATCCCCAGTTGTGTTATCACATACCGCCCCAGCAGTTGCCCGGCGCCATCGGTGAGCGGCAAAATAGTCGCCGCTTCTTTGGCCTGGCGCAATTGCCCGACAACGGTTGGCACATCCACAAATTGCCGGTGGAGGTGCATCGTAAACCCAACCTCTGTTAACTCGTCCCCGACGTGTTGCAACCTGGGGCGCCCGGTGGCCAATGCCACGTCGCCATATTTGGCCGCCTCCGTGTACCGGATGCTGTCAGGAGTAAGAAGCCCCTGAAATGTGATAGGGCCGAAAGTTGCGTATGCCATGCGTCAAAATTTTACCCGCTGCCCGCGTTGGATTGCGTCGTTTATGATCCGGGCCAATTCATCTTTGTGTGTCCGTAACACCGCCATCAGATCGCCACCATTTGCCCCAGGTGAAAGATTTACTGTCGGCGAGTAGTGTATAACCACTCCGCCACCAGAACCGCCCTGTGCAGCCCCAACAGGCGCCAGGGCTGGCGTTCTGGCCACGGTGCCAAATGCTGCCCGCGTGACGTTCCCGATTGCCTTTACCAATGGCGCAGGTACCAGGGCGCCCGCAATTGTTTCGACAATCTGGACCCGGTGCAGGTCACGGAATGCCCCCTCTTTGGCTGGGCTAAACGGCAGGAACGCCCGCATTTTTTTGGTCAGGTTGCCGATTGCTTCGCCCACTTTCCCGATCATCGACATGATCCCGTCAATAATGGATGTGACGATGTTTTTGCCGGCCTCCCAAAATTTCGCTCCCAGCCCTTTCAGCCAATCCCAAACCTTCATAAACACCCCTTTGATAGATGTAAAGACCCAGGAGTAAAACTGTACTATTTTAGACCAGTTTTTTATGATGATCCCGAGCGGGTTTACAGTGCTGAATACCATCCAAATGAATTTAACCCCAGCCAGGAAAGCCCCCTTTATCCAGTTCCACGCCTGCACCGCATAGCCTACGATTGCCTTCCAAATCTTGTTAAAGAAGGCCGCGATGTCATTCCAGTAAACATAGATCAGGGCCGCAACCGCTACCACTGCCATCGCTATCAGGATGACCGGATTTGCCGCTGCCAAAACGTTCATCATCAACAACGCACCATTCACCAATTTAATCGCCCCAGCGATCATCAGGACAGCGGAAACGCCAGCAGTAACCAACCCAATAAATTTGAACAGTTTGGGATTGTGGCTGGCAAAATTTTGGATAGCGGCGGCTGCCCGGTTCATCAAACCGACGATTGCCTTAATTTCTGGGCCAATGGATTGCCCCATTGCGGCCATAGCGTTTTCCACGGTGCCCGCCGCTGCCTCCCAAAGATTGGCCACTGTGCCGGCTTGTATGGACACCTTTTGGTCGAGGCTGCCCTGGGCTGCCATTTTCTGGACAGCTGCATTGTACCCGGCGACGCCATTGGCCGCAATGATCGCAGCGATCTTCCTGTCCTCGCCTTCGCCGAAGATCGAGGTAAGTATCGACAACCGTTGTGCGTCTGATAACTTCCCAAGTTGCCCCAGTTGCCCGACCAGGTTTTCCACCCCCTTGAATTTCCCGGTGGCTTTATCCACAAAGTCCCAATGGAGGCCGTACTGCTGCAATTGCGCGTTCGCCGCTGCCATCTTTTTGGGGTCAAAGATCGCAGTCATAAGCCGGGACATACCCGATCCCGCCGTTTCCCCTGACTTTGTGATTGGGATAATGGTACTGAACAGGGCCGCGAATTTACTGGCATCCCCCAGGCCGCCGAGGCCAAACTGTTTGAAGCCTGCCCGCCCAAAGGCGTATCCCATTTCCGTGGTTTCCACTCCAAGGTTTCGCGTCCGTTGGATCACATCCATAAACTTTTCCATATCCTTGGAAGCGACACCGGTTGCAATGGCAAGTTGAGCCGCGAATTTAGCACCCTCTGCGTATGGCATTTTCAAAACAATCGCAAGTTTGGCCGCCGCGCTGCCGGTGCCATCAAGGATGTCTTGTGCTACTTGCCCGTTACGCATCAACTCTATCATCATGCCCTGCAAATCAGCCGTTGTACCCGGCAAGATGTTGCCCAACTTAATCGCCAGGGCATTCACGTCTTTAAACTTGTCCCCAACCAACCCGGCGTCATTGGTCATTTGGCTGGCAAGGTCGGCGCTGGATGATTCCAGTTTTGTGTAGGCCGAGATGACGGGCACCATACCGGCAGCAATGGCCCCACCATATCCAATCAGTCCATACCCGGCTGTCGTGTAACGTTGCGACTTTTCTGCCAACCCACGTAGAGCGCCCTCCGACCTGGCTGCTGCCTGGGCTACGACACGGCTCATGTGGTCGTATGCCGTGAGGATGATCGCTGCCCGCATAATGTTATTCATCGTCAGGAGGCTTGTTTAGTTTGTTGTGCAATTTTTTGGCTTCAATACTCCACCAAAAAAGGTCGCCGATCCGCATATCCATTAAAGCCCGGTGCGAAAAGTGGCAGAAGTGCGCAAGGAACACAAAATCCTCCGCACTTAAATAAAATTTGACCCAAACTCGGCCATGATTGTCAGGTAATCATTGAGCGGCATTTCTTCAATATCCTCCATTACGATTGCCCGGCCATCATAAACGACGAGCAGGGAAACCAGGGCAGGCATGAATTTGGTTTGGTCGCCGTTGGCGATGCGCCCCGCTTCCATCGCGTGTTTGCCCTTGCCTTCGGTAAGGATCGCAGTTTTGCCGCTGGGCAAAGTCAGGGTTTTGGTTCCGGGTTGGGTTGGTGTTGCTGTTGTGGTGGTTTCCATGTGTGTGAATGTTACCTATCTGTTTAAAAAAAGGGCACAGGGACGGCGCCCGGTGCCCAGGTGTTTTATCTGTGCGGTTTGGCCTGGGGTTTAGATGCCCAGGTTTTGCCGGTAGTTTGCCAGTATGTCCTCGCCGTCCACTTTGTAGATATTGGCCAGAACATCAATTTCGTAGATCGCAGCCCCGTCGAACTCTACTTTTACATAGGTGACGGTGAGCATGGATTCCAGTTCGACGTTATCGTGCTGTTTGAAGTTGCCAGCGGGTACGTTCTTGAACATCCCGGTAACATAGCACACCACGGGCCGCTCGGCTGTGCGCCCTGCTGCACCGTATTCTTCCACGGAGCCACGGCATTGCAGTTGCACCGCCTGGGTCGGGTTGGCGGCCTTCTTCATTACCTCTGCGTAAAAAGAATTCCACTTGATTTTGCACTCCATTTTGTCGATGCCGCTGAAAAGTTCAACGGTACCAACCATACCGAGGCCTTTGTGGTCGGCCATCTTGTGTTTGATGTCGGGCAGGGTGATTTCTTCGGCACGGCCGAGAAAACTGTTGCCATCGACGTAGATATTGGCGTTCGTGAGCCGGTTTACTTTCAGTGACATGGCGTGTGTGTGTTTTATGCCCAGCCGGGCCGGTTCTTATTTAAGGTTTTTGAGGTAGTCGATATTGATAAACGATTCGAACGTGATGCGCTCGGTGGCAACCGGTGGCATAAAGTCGATATCGAACGTCAGGTGCCCGGCAGCCAATTCGGTCGGCGGGTTCTTGGTAACGTCGTACCGGCAAACGCCATCGATCAGGGCGCCGCGCCCGATCAGCGTCCGGATAAACGAATTGACGCTCTCCCGGATCGCGTCGATGATCGCTTGGTTCAATGGCCGGTCCAGGAATTGGAGCATGGCTTGTTCGACGCTGACGTGGATAACGTCGGCTGTGCGCCGTACAGGGATGAACGTTTGCGGATCGCTGGCGGATGGGAAACTTGCATTGCGGTTGCCCCAAAGCCGGAAGCCCGTACCAAAGGCGTTGAAGATGGTAACGATCCCGGCAGCATTCAATTGATTGGCTTCGCTGTTCGGGTCGTTTATGCTGGCGCTGATGGTTGTCAGCGGCGCCGTGATGCCTTTGATCTCGCGGTTAGATGGCGACCACCAATAACCGTTTTCGCTGTCCTGTGCGCAAATGACGCCGGCCACATACGGGGTGACGGATCGGGTGTCACTGTTGCCGGTGCGCAAGTTGGGCACCAATACGTTCGGGAATGCCAAAATGGTCCGTTGGCTGGATGTGCCCCAGCCGTAGAAACTGCCGGCATTGCCACGAGCGGCAATAACCTGTGAAACGCTACCGCTGTTCGGCCCGTCCAGAATACAGACACCACGGTAAGCATCGGCAGCAACTTGGAGCGCTTGGTTTACACCATCCAAATCCAATTCTTGGATGTCTGGGGCGATGAATATTTTGGCATCGAAACCGAATGTACCTTGCGCCAGGGCAAAGGCTTCCAGGCCGGTAGGCGATACGCCAGCCGTGCCAACAAATTGCTCGGGCGTCAATGTGGTGGTGTCCAGATAATCGTAGGACACTTTCAGTGACGTGCCATTGGGCAGCGTATCGAGGTCCAGGATCGTAAACACGCCAAAGTCGTCTTTGGAGTAATGGGTTCCCTCTGTGTAGGTGATGGAACCGGCGCTGTTCTTGACGCTGTAACTGCTGCCAACGGGCTGAAACTCCGATGTGAATTTGCCATTGGCAACGGCGACAACTTCATCAACAACAGATGCGAGGTTATCACCTTCATCCAACACGTTGACGACGATCACCTGGCCGGCGCCCTGGGCAAAAATGGCGTTCAATGCCTGGGGTATGGTAAAGCCGTCAAGTTCGGAGCCAAACTGCTCGGCGTCATTCTTGGAACTGACGAGCGTCAGCGTGTTTACCGGGCCTTTCGGTGCGATCCCTACGAGGCCGACAACGGCGCTCCGCACAATGGTAATCGGTACGGCGCCTTTTTTTACTTCCAGGGTTTCGACCCCGTGCAAGAAACCTGACATGATGGATGCGGTTTTAGTTTAAATATTGAGATGCCCCAAAGGTAATTCCGTTTTGGAATTACGATAGGATGTTTTTTACTGCCTTTGGTTGTTGACGACCAATAGCGACGCCCCAATCATGTAAAGAGTTCGTGACGTTGTGCCAGCCGTTTTTTCGATTTGGGTATAAACACCCATATTCGTCGTGTTCGGTACGTTCGTTGTCGTTACGCCAACAGATACCCCATTTATGAACCCTTCGCATTCGGCTCCATTGGGGGCGACAACAACGATAAGACTTTGCCCAGTTGCGCCCGTGCTATTTGTCACCGGTGCCGTGCTGGTATTTATTACTGTTTCCGTTGACGATTTACGCGCTACGAATTGCCAGTTGCCCGAGTTTGTGCCGTGTGTGTAGCGGAAATAAACACCATCCCCAGGCTCGCCCGTTGGGTTTGCAGAAGACATCCAGCCACATCTGGCATAATAGGTATTTGTACCATCTGATGCAGCCGAAAGCCCAAAAAATGATTGATAACGGAGATAAGTTGTAGATACGCTGCGAACCATCGCGTTTGCTGGGGTACCAATAGAGCCTTTCCCTGTCGCGCTTGAACTCGTTGTGATTCCACTTGACCCCCACGGGCTGCCACCGTTACCCGATCCACTGCCTCCGGTGTTGGCCTTCACAAAAAAGTCGCCGTTTGTACCGCTGCCGGTGGTGCCCGCAACCCCGTGACGAAATTGTGCGGACAAAACATAGTCTGTGTCGTAGTCAAACGGGGTTAATGCGATCCAACGTGAAAGAGTACCATCGTATAAAAGTTCAATCCCACGCCCAGGCAGTATAAACCTATCCGTGTTGTCGAAGGCGAACCGGTTGCTTGCGCTGCTGGATGCAGATTCGGCACGAAGCATCACGGTATAAGAACCGACATTTACCAAAGTCACCCGGCGCCCATCGGCGCCCCCTGCCAACCCTGTGATGATTCTAAAAGTGCCATCGGTTGAAAGCCTGATAACGCTGGCGGTAGACAACCCGGTTGGCGACCAATCGTTCTGATTTGCCGTAAGTTGTGACGGGCTGATTATCCCGCCCTGTACAAACTGTTCGGCCAATGCTGCGACGGTGATAGTTGTATTGGCACCGCCATCGGTAAGTTTGATATTCGATCCCGCAGTCAACACCCGTTCAGCGGACAATGTGCCATCGCTGGCGAGAGTGACATACTGTGCGCCAGTAGGCGCACCACTCCCTCCACCGGCACCAATAGACTGCCAATCGGTGCCGTCGTACCACTCGATTATATCCGCGTCAGTGTTCATGCGCATCACGCCAGCGGCACCCGTTGGCCTGTTCGCAGTAGTCCCAACAGGCAGCCGGATTCCATCGGTAGCCGCGGAGCAATCCAGTGTATAGGCTGGGGTTCCGTTTTTGATTCCAATATTGCCATCATCACGGACCCGGAAAAGTAGCGTTCCGGATGTGTTATAGGCATCGAATGCCGTTGTGCTGCTGGTATTGCCCAGCCCTACGACGTTCAACCTGGCGGGCACTTCCGGGTAAATTGATTCATTTCCGAAAATTGACTTGCTGTTGCCCGTTTCAAGTGCCCAATAATTAGGAGCGCTTGTTAGATTGTTATGGATAAGCAGGCCGTTTACCTTACCATTCGCGCCCCCCGTTTGGTTTACCGTACCATCAATTTCAAGCATCGAATAAACGCCATTCCCTGACGTTGGTGCAAAGCCGGCAGATAGCCGAAAGTTTGATGCGCCCCCGCTGGTAATCGTAGATGTTACAGATGTCGGCTGATAAATTCGAGCGTTTAAATTGAATGTGCCGGTGTATGTCGCACCGACAACAGCGACACCGGTGCCCTGAAAATATCCGTCACTGGTAATACGCGACGTTTCGGATGCCCCGCTGTTGTACCCCTGCAGAATGTATGACGTCGCATCAGATGACGAACCCTGTGCCTGAATCCTGGCGGTTCCGCCGCCTGGCGGCTGGGCAATGCGAAATTCAAGTCCTGATGCATCCCATTCGATATTTGCATCTGACCAGGTTGTCGCCGAACTGGCGTTGGTTATGAGCAACCGGTTAGCGCTGCTGCTCGCCTGCAAAAGCCGGGCCGGGTCGATGGTTGTCACCTGTGCGCCAGCAGTAAAAACGAGCAGCAGCGCTAACGCTGTAAAGAGTTTACGCATCATCATGGCGTTTTAGTCCCTTGTTTTGGTTTAATAGCGACGGCCCGAGCCTTGCCCAGGATGTCCTCAAGGGTACGGTTTTCTTCCCGCACCTGGGCCGCCTGGCGACGGAGCAAAACCAACCGCTCCAGGAGTTGTATTTCGGTTTCAATCACGCCGAGGGTTTCGTGGCCCTTTGCCAGATTGATTACTACCTGCCCGGTGTCGAATTTGGTTTGGTTCTTGCCCTGCTGCATCAGGAACGAATTTTGCGTACTGTCCCAGGTAATGGAATAGTCCGTTTGTGCAGGCAATGCCAGCCCGCCAGCCAGCAACAAAGCAATGATCGAAAAAAGATGTTTGATTTTCATACGTGTGAATGTCGTATTGGTTAAACAAAATGTGGTGATTAACTCGCGGTAATCTTCTTGACGATGATTTTTTGGTTGGCAACCAATGCCGTCAAAAATGTGATTACCGATCCGGACAAAGTGATGTCCTCGCCGGCGCCCCAATCAAGGTGTACCCCATCCACAAAAACCATCGTGTCGGTAGTCAATGGGGTAAAGCCGCTGACGGTGCAAGTTGTTTGCCCGCCTGTGCTTATTTCCTCATATCGCTGTACCGTAATGGTTGGCGCCGATGCTGCTGCCGCGATGGTGATGGTGTTGGATGATCGGGTTAGCGTTATCCCGCTGCCCTGTGCCAGGGTAACGGTACCGCTTCCAGGGCTGCCCAAAATAATCGTTCTGTCGCTGCCCGATCCGTCGCCGGCAGATAGTGCCGGGTGTGTGATGGTTGTATTGGTTACGGTGCCAGCAATGGTCCCGTCATCATTTAACGTAAATACGGGCACTTGCGTTGCCGATCCATACGTTCCGGCTGTCGCTTGGTTTGCCCTGCCCAGGCGTTTAAATGTCAGCGAAGTAGACCCCACGGTAATGGAGCCATCGGTAGTGAGCGCCCAAACGCTTTCCCCCTGGGCAGTACCTTCCTCTACATAAATCACGGCGCCGTTCGGCATTTCGGTAGAACCATCAAAGTCGGTTACCCTCGACCAGGCGCCGGTTGCGGATGCGTATAGGCCGTTCGCGCTGGCTGTGCTTTGCCCGACAACCAATACCCTGTCGTTAGTTGCGGTCGCAACCCCATCAATCGTTTGGTTCCCGGATAGCGTTATGTTTGAAGTGGCGACAACCCTGGCGGACTGTTTATAGGCATACGATCCGGTCGATACTGATAATGTGGTATTCCCGGATACGCCATCAGCGTTGCCCAGCCCCAAGGAAAGCCCTGCATCGCTGGCAGATGTGGCAAAGGATCGTTCCACGAATGTACCCGCGCCGGTCTTTACGACAAAGCCGGTACCGGTAAGGCCAGCCAGGCCACTCAATTCAGCGTCGATGGTAAAGTTTGGATAAGTGCCGGTGATGCCGGTGCCCGTAAAGGCTACCGTTTGGTCGGGGGCGCTGTTGGTGATTTGGTTGCCGGACAAGGAAATGCCGGTGCCAGCCGTTGCGATGGATGCCAGGTTTACCCAATCGACCCCACCGGAGCCATCGGTTACCATCAATTCGGAGTTGGTGCCGCTCGGTTTGAGCAAACGGGTAGCGTCCACTTTCGTGGTTTGTGCCCAGCCAGCAGAAGCCGCCAGGATCAGGAGCATTAAGAAAAGGATGCGTTTCATTTTTGCAAATGTTAATTTTCGATAATAAGTACAAAATCCTCACCGGTTGCTGCCAACACCAAAACGAGGTCTGAACCGCTAACGGTATAATCTTTAAGGTACTGCATCCGAACGCCGGATCGGTACAAATTTATGCGATATTCCCGATTTGACGATGGTATTGCATCTGCCGGGCTTATTGTTGTGCCAGTAACACCGGCAAATTCTTCATAGGTCTTTGATCCCGAGCCGCCAGTTACCGTGTCCGGTGCCCAGGTTGTGCCATTCCATGCCAACACCTGCCCAGGTGTTGCGCCGCCCTGTGCGATCTTAGCGCCTGTCACTGCCCCGTCGTTGATATGTATAGACCGGATCGCCGATGTAAGAACCTGGGCCGAATCAATGCCCTCAATGGACACGAGGCGGCCATTGGCTGCAAATGCCGCAAAAGTTCTTTCAGTTGCCCGTGCAGGCGCAAGAGTTGGCTGATTGTCGAACATTACGCTGTCCGTTGTCGCAAATTCAAACAACCCGCCATTCGCAAACACATCCGCATTCAACGACAGGCCATTTGCGCCGGCGCTGATGCTGATACCGGTTTCGCCATCTATGTACAAGTCGGCGCCGGTGGCCGTAATGTCAAAGCCGGTAGAGTTATGCGAAAAGACCAGGCTGTTGCCCCCACGGATCAGCCGCAGGAAATTGTTCGGGTCGCCGCTGGTAGATTCTTTGGCCAAAATATCAACCCCATAGGCAGGCGCCCCCAGTAGATCAGGGTCGGCCATGTCCAACGTCATGCGTTGGTTTGCCCAGGTAAAATTCGTGTCGCTGGTAATGCCGGCTCCGCTCCCAACAACTATTTGCCCGCTCGGCTGTGAAACGCCGGCGCCGGTTTGATCCACCGGCAGCCACTTTGCCCCATCCCAGCCCAAGACTTGCCCGGATGTCGGTGCAGTAGTGGCCACAGGGCGCCCGCCGACTTTTCTGGCGTATATTTTTGTCGCCAGGGCTGTCGGTAGTACCAAATCGGTCGCACTTGCAAACGTGGTATCAGATGAAAAGGATGTCACTTTAAACGATCCCATCCACAACGACTGCCGCGCTTTTAGGTGGTCGGCGGTCGTTGTGGTGCCGGTTTGCCCCCAGGCAAAAGTCCAGGCCATCACAAAAAGAAGGATCAGTAAAATGTTCGTTTGTTTCATCCCATTAAAAATATCTTGATTTCCACAATGCCGGTGAGCCCAGTAAAAAGCACATCAAGAGGTCCAAACCAGTCGAAAACATCCACGGTGAACAATCTCGGTACACCGGCTTCAATTGGTTCGTTTTCCAAATACGTGGTAGCCCCAGCCGTTACCGTCAAATCAAAATTGGCGGTCGATTTTATGATAAACTTCGCCAATATTTTACCCTGCTGCAAAGGCATGGTTATCGTTTCACTGCTATCCGTGTTCAAATTGGCAACCCCAGCGGCACCCGGCATTTGCTGGGCTGATGCGCGTTTGGTCACGCCATTTTGTACGATGGGGACAATATCGTACACGTTGACACTTTCGGCAGGGGGGAGCGAAAGGATCGGTACAAGTTCCAACGATGTTACCGGTTCTGGCATCAGGTTGTTACGTTTACAGTGTCAACGGTTATTTGTGTCACCAACACCTCGTCAACCGGATCGGGCAACGTAAGGGCCAACGCATCACATTCAAATGTAAACGCATAAACCCAAACCCCTTCCTCAAAGGCAACGTAGGTGAAATTTCTGGCCGAAAGCCGCCCCCAGTCTGATGGCCGGTATCCAAGGAGCCGGGCTTGTACCTTGTCTTTCAAATCGTAGAGGCCACCGGCGCCGCGAAGTACCCTGGCGCGTAAAACAACCTCTACGGTCGCCCGCTCTACCTGCACCACATTGTCGACAGATAATTGCCTGGGCACCCGATCCGTAATGTCAAATTCACTGCCCTTATACGCGACTATGACGCTACCGTTTGCGACGGCAGGTTTTGCATACTCTGCAACCGTTTCCGGCATTCGTTGCACGGTAAACCCATCGCCTACGATTGTGCCCAGGCGATCAGCAACCTCCTGTTCGAGTAGTTCATAGTTCATACCGGTGAAAGGTTTAATTTGACGGTTCTACCATCAAAATGCAAAGTGCTGCTTCTGACGTGGTAGTCGGTGCCGTCGATGGTAATCGTTTCGACGGCACCGGTATCACAGCTCTGGCGGAGGCCTGGGAATGCGGTATCCAAATACTCTACCATCCATTGAGGCTCATCATACCCGGCTGGGCCGGCAAGTTCCTCGCGGTCGGTTGGATAGTTCAGTAAAACTTTGCCTGTAATGGCTGGGCCGCCAGCGAGCGGAGCCCAGGTAGCGTCATATCCATATAAATCACGGACTGCCGTAAATACCTGCTCTTGCAGAATATCAAAGCGGGTGCCAGCCATTACAGTCGCAGTTTATTGATTCAGTTTGACGTGCCCGGTGGTGTCGCCGGACGCAGCAGCAGCGGCGGCATAAGCAGCCACAGCCGTTTCTGTGTCGGCTGTCGTAAACACGCTATTGGTTTCGTCCCAGTAGAGCGCAGCGCCAACGGCCCAGGTTTGGCCGGTTGCTTTGGGCAGGCTGTAAACGCCGCAAACATTGACCTCTACCGGATCGCTTTCGGCTGCATCTGTGACGCACACGCCGATAATCGAACCCAAGAGGATCGCTTGCCCGCTCACCACACCATCTACCGGCGCCGTCGCCGTAAGGGTACCGCCTTTTTGAATGAAGTTTTTCATTGCGGATCAGTTGAATAAGTAGTTATGAAAAAGGGGCAGGCGTTGACGCGGATCGCTGCCCGCCCCCATTGGTGACATTCACAAAAAAACCACGGATTAGTCGGTTACACGCACAAACCCACGGTGGTCGAGGGCTTTGGCGCCGAATACCATCCGGGCTTTGATCTCCAGGCCGTCCACCTCGAAACCGGTGCGCTGTTCGGTGAACAGTTCGCCGTCGCCTTCCAAGAAGGCATACTCGATGGTGTCGATCAGGCCGGGAGCAGCGACCAGATAGTAAAGGGCTCCACCGCTAATACGCGGTTCTACGATTGGCGTCAGGTTCGTGTTGAATGTCGGGTTTTGTGTGCCCGCCGTTTGGGGGGTATAGTTGACGCTCGTGTACTGCCAGGCCAACAGTTCATTCTCGGGACTTACCAAGATAAACTTTGGCTCGATGTTGAGGACTGTTTTGCCGTCCAGGTCTTTTTGCAGGCGCATTTTTGCACGGGCAGCCGCCAGGCCTTCGATGTCGAGGGCGCCATCACCATCGTTGCCGTGTGTGCCACTATCAAACAGGGCATTGCCGTCGCTCATATTGGGGTTCCCGGTAATGATCGCCCAAACGATATCCGACTGCTTTTGCGCAGCCTGCACACCGATGGATTGAGCGATCCGGGCAAAGGCGCCCAAATCATCGTTGACGATCATTTCGAACGTCACCGCGATGATTTTACCGAATTTTTCCACTTTGTAGCGCTCGGCGGCCTCCGTCATGGTGCCGTATTTGTATTCGCCGCCCTCGTTTACTTTGTCGAATCCGGACGTTTGCCCCAGTTGCACACGGGTCAATTCGCGGAAATCGACCGCGGATGTGCGCCGGCAAAATGGGATGAACGTGCGGGGGTAGATTTCATAAGCCGCCCGAAGGGTGCGGTTTACGGTGTTGCCCAGGATCAGGGGAAAGTCCGACGTGCTGTGCATACCGCCTCCACGTACCCCGAGGGCCGTTTCGGCGATCAGGCGCCGGTCCATACCCATCGTACGGACGCCGCGCAATTCCAGGCAATGCCGGGCCAATTCGAGCAGCGAATGCCCGCGATATTGACGGCCTTGTTCGGACAGTTCGTTGGCACCCGGGTCCATGCGATGGAGCAGGCTGTTTTCGATGGCGGCACGTGTACGGTCTTCGGGCGCATCACCCGAGACACGGGCGCCCTGGGCACCGTTGATTGGGGTTTGGCTGCCACGGGATTGCCACTCGGCGATGCACCGTTGCCGGGCCAATTCGGGTGTCATGTTGGGGTCGGCCAATAGCGTTTCTGCAAACGCCAGGTCGAGCCCAGCGGCACGGCAGGCCAAAAGAATTTCGCTGGCAGCGTTGCCACTCGGTTGCGCAGGCGCAGCCGGTGCAGCGGAGCGTTCGCCATCGGCAGCCGGTGCAGCGGGTGCAGCGGGTGCGGCGGGTGCAGCGGGTGGGGACGCCGGTGCAGCGGGGGAGGCCGGTGCAGCCGGTGCAGCGGAGCGGGTCTGGTCTACGGGCGGCTGTTCATTGCCCGGAACCGTTGTGGTTTGCTCTTCCATTGCGGATCGTTGCTGATTGTTAGGTGAAATGATGTATGCGGAGAAGGAACGGGTTTTATCCGATCCATTGTCGCTTCTAACCGCCGCCGACGTATCAGCGGGCACGGGGACAAAGGATAGTTCTTTTGGTTCCCAATCGATTGCTTTGTAAAGGGTGCGCTCTAATTCGACACCGATGTCTTGAATGTACTTGTAAACGGTATATCCCACGGAAACCCAACGGAGTGAACGCTCTTTGACCATCTTCCAGCAGGCTTCCCCTGCTTCCGTAGTCGCAAAACGCACCCGGCATTTCCCTTGCCGGCCGTCAACGCTGGCGCTGCCATCAACGACAGTACCAATAACGTTTTCGCGCACCGATCCCCAACGGGCATGATTGTCCAAAACACTGGCACCCCGATTCATAAAATCGAGACGAACGTGTGTAGGATCAAAGGACAGGGTTTCAAGTGCCCGGTCGCCATTGATCCACATTGGAACGGCTGCCGATCCATTACCAAAAGTTACCTCGACGGAGCGCTCGGCTTCGTTGATGGTGTCCGGCTGGATCGCTGCCCGGATATTCAAATCGCGGTCATAAACGACCGTCACTTGGTTGGATAGACTATTGCTCTGGTTTGGCATGGCGCAAGATTACGACTTTTTTGCTTTAGGTTGTTTTTTTGCGGTACCGCCTGGCGGTTCATCACCATCTGGCGGTTCCTCCTTTTGTTGCTTCCCGTTTGTCGGGTATTGCAAACCGGCAGCCTCGAAACGTGCGATGTCGGATGCGATCATTTCGAATAACTCGTCAGGATCATACCCCATTTCACGGACGCTTTCGGACCACGACGCAAGGTTGCCGCCAACCAAAGCGAGCAGCCCTTTTGCCTCCTTATCCGGGTCCAGCATGACGCGACGGGGTGGTGTCCAGGTAGCAAAGGCATTCAAACCAGGGCGACCAGTTTTTACCCTGGCGGCCTCCAAAAACCACTTCCACACCTCCTGACACAGGAGCGGGATAATCATGTGCCATTGCCAGTCCTCAATTTGCTTTTGAAATTCAATCCATCCCATCCGCCCGCTGCTGAAATTGACCTGGGCATAGTTACCAGTCAAAGCCTCGTATGATATGCCGGCACCGGCTGCGACGCCCTGTAAAATGGAGCGATCATATTCCTCATAATTGTCCGTCGCCGGTGGTGTACCGAACTGCACCTGCTTCCCTGGCGCCAGGTATTCAATGATGCCGGGTTCCACGCGCTCCAATGGGATAGGGCCGTTGGGGTTTGTTTGCCCTGGCGTCGGATCGCTTGGGTCGGTGACAAATGCAGTAAAGCAGGCCGCTATTTTTTGCCGGATCAGTTGCGCATCCACATATTCCTCATGGTCCCGAAGCCGCATCATAACGGCCGTCAAGAATGGTACCCCTCGAATTTGCCCAGGGCGCTCTTCATAATAGATGTGCAGCACTTCCGAAGCCGGGACAAAACTGCTGGTCAACCCGCGCAAAACATTGGTTTCGCCAGGGTGGCTATCCCAAAGCCAATACCCCTCGCGGGCGCCGGTGGTGCCGTTGAATTGTATGCCCTGCAAAATATAGGATTGTCCCTGCACCGCCTTCATACTGTCGCGGGTGGTATCCAGAAAATCAGATTCCAGCACTTGGAGCCTCATTGGCACCCCTGGGGCGCTCTTGTCCCGTATCCGGCGCACCAATACCTCGCCGCTTTCAATCACTGCCCGCATTACCTGGCGCTGGATGGTGTAAAAGGTTTTGCGCCGATCAGCGTCACAGCCGATATCATCAGCCCAGGTTTTCCACAAATCGCGGAGCGCTTTTTGGTGCCCGCCGACGCTGCTGCGAATGCTGGGCATTATACCGGTGCCGATAACGCTGTTTGGAATGACGTGGAATGAACGCCTGGCGTATGCGTTATTTCGCCCCAGGTCACGCGAACGGTTGCGCAGGGTATGCCCAGCCACTTCGATCTCCGTGTTTGCTGACGCTGGCGATGATCGCCAGTTCTTGCCACGGCGGTCAAGGCTGGCGCCGTCGTATTTGCGGGCATGATCTTCCAGAACCTTGATTACGTGCAAGGATCGGGCACGGGCGAGCGCTGTACTTGGTGAGACAGCGGCAATAACTTTTTCTAAGAAGTTCATAGGCCTCTGTGAAAGTCGGCTAAACGGCGCCCCCCAGGCTGCCCCGATCCACCGCCGTCCAGCCCGAGGGCTTTCCGGATAATGTCACGCGCTTTCAGCATTTCGGTGATGGTTTGGTACTTGACTTTTTTATCGCCATAGTACACCTCCAACGTCCCGGAAGCGATAGCCGCTTCCAATGCCGTGAGTTGCTCCTGGGTAAATGTGGTTTCTGCCATAACAGCCCGAAAGGTAAGAGTTTTTTATTACCAAAAATCAGATTTACGTTTTTCCCTGCCCGGTGGTGCGGCGGCCTGTTGCGCTGCCCGCCTCGGCATCTGCTGCAGAAGGGCATCGTAGTCGTTATCCGTCCACCTGTCTATGCCCGCAATGCAGGCGCCCGCCAGGGCATACACCCGGCAGTCCAACGGCTCGTTCCGGTCAAATGTTTTTACCCACTCGAACCGTTTGTATCCGCGGATGATTTTGAATTGCAGTTGTTCAGCCGTAAGCCCTTTAAAGTAAAGTTCCTCATATGCCGGGAACCAACAGTACCCAACCGGGAAAATTCCGTCATCCCCTGGGCCGCTACGGAGCCAGCCGTACAGCTGCGATTTAAGAAACGACACCCCGACACGCCACACCCGGGTCCCGGCATTTATGCCTTTCCCTTTGGTGTCCGTCAGGATGGCCCTGGGGGCACTTATTGCAACCCCCAGGCCGTCGTCGCCTTTGATCGGGTAAACCCGGCTCGCTGAAAATCGGCGGCAAAAGGCGTACACGTGCGACGTATTGTAACCACTATCCACACAAAGTTTGTACAGCGGCAATTCAATCCCATCGGGCCGCACCCAAATCTCGTCAACGATCTTTGCCAGATCATCCCAAACCCCCGGCTGGGAAGTGTCACCATAAAAAATCCGGTAGTCCAAAGACCAGGATCGTTTATTTTTCCCCCAACCAACGATCTCCACCTCTATGCGGTCGGCCTGTACATCGGCGCCGGCAGTAATGAAAAAAACGTCGGCGCCTGGCTTGTTCATTGCATAGTTTTCGCGCCGGCTGTGCAAAACCTTCCATTCTGGTACCTCCCCTTTTTCTACATACGTCTCCCCCAGTACCGTGTTCACAAAGGTTTTCATCGCCGCCCCGTTATCGTTGGCGATTTCCGCCTTGTCATAGTCCTGGGCTGCATCAGCCCAGCCATACCAACCAAAAGGAGCGTACAGGCTGTTTATATGGTACCCGCGCCGGGTTGGTGACACAAACTCGGGTGCAGATGCAACCCATTGCCCAGCGGATAACATCGCCGTTTTGAACCGTTCCTCGATCAGGTGACCACAGGCGACGCATTCGTAACGGGTTGTTTTTTGGTAGCGCAACACATCGTTCACGTTGCCTTTTTCCCATCGCAGTTGATCGAAACGCAAGGGCTGCAAACATCCGCAATCCGGGCAGGGCACGTGATAATATCGCTGGTCGGTTGTCTCAAATTCGGCTTCAATGATACTGGCGCCCTGTACAGTCGGGGTGGACAGGCAGAAAATTTTGCGCCTGGGGAATGTGCGGCTCCGGGCTTTGGCCAAAGCCAGCGGGTTGCCCTCCCCTTCCAAATCAAGCGGATAGGCGTCAACCTCGTCAAGGAATAGGTACCGCGCCGGCATGGATCGCAGCCCCGCCGCGCTGTTTGCGCCAGTAATAGACAGAACCCCACCTGGGAATTCCTTCATGTAGGTGGTATTGCCGCTGTCCCGGCTCCGGGCCGGTTTGATCTTTTCCCGCAACACCGGCGTCGCCTCAATCATTGGGTCAATCCGTATTTTGGAGTTTTTACCCGCCGTTTCGATGGTAGGCATGACGTACAGCATTGGCCCAGGGGCAGCGTCCACCACATAGCCCAGCCAATTGTTTCCGGCTTCCGTCATGCCTACCTGTGCGCCCTTCATTACAATCACCTCCTGTACCGCCGACCACACCGAAAGGCAATCCATGATCTCCGCCAGGTACGGCGTCCGTGCTGTGCGCCATAGCCCAGGCTCCGCGCTGCTCACCGGTGACAGGTACCGGTGCCGGTCGGCCCACTGGCTGACTGAAAGCCTGGGCTCCGGTTTTATGCCAGCCAGGAACCCGGCAACGAGCCTGAAATCAACGTTTGACATTTACCCCACGGTTTAGCACTTCTGTAACGGTTTGCAGGGCTTCGGCGAGCGCTTCATGCAGCAGCGTAAACGCCTCCGCCCGTGTTTTGCAGGCCATTAAATCATCGATGCAGCGATCAGGCACGGCCATGATAGCGGATCGCACCTCCGCCCCAGCAGCGTAAAGAGATTCATAAACCGCATTTTTATCTACGAGGCGCCCCTGGGCCTGCTCCAATTCAAGCCGCATTTGCTGGGCTTTCAACACCGCTTGCACCCGTTTTGCAGCCGCCAGGCTGGTATCTTCCACGGAAGCGGCTGCACCTGGCGCGTTTTGCGCCACTTTCGCACCTGTGTCGGGGTTAGTGCCAGCGACAGGCATAGAAGTTGTGACAGGCGCCGCCAGGCGTTTGTCAAGGGCTTTTGACCGCCCGGCATAGGATGGGTCAAATGCCCGGCGCCATTCATCCTCCGCAATCGTTGGGTAAATGACACGGGTTTTACCCTCGCCGGCTGTGCCTTTGACTATTTTCCCCGCCCGGATCGCTTTGTGAACGGCTGTATCGCTCACCTCCATTCGGCGGGCAAATTCCTTGACAGATATGCCCGGCTCTGTTGCCATTACTTGAACGTTTCGTTATCCCGGATACTGTAAAGCCGTTCGGTTTTGATCCCCAGGGCCGGGAACGTAGTGTAACACCAATTTTCGCCCTCATACGTGGTGGCAGGATCGTTGTCGTCAAACCTGGCGGTCACGTGAAGATCAGGGAAGGCAAATTTTGTAAGCATGGCACTTTCGCCCGATCCGCTGGGGACAATAACGGCGCCGGCGCTCGACCAATGTGAACATTCACGGCGCAATCGATCAACGATTTCCACATACAGCGGCAACGGCAAGTGTCCACTCGTTGCATCAAACATTCCAGGCCACAGGGCACGAATATCGGCCGGTGTCAGCCAGCGGGTAGGCCGCAACAGCGCATTCGGGCCGCTGCCAATCTCCACCACATACAACCCAACATCACGGAGAGCCTTTGCGCTGTTGCCACAGGTGCAGCAGATCACATCCGGCGCCGGGCCGTACATAGTTAGGTAGTCCCGGATCGCTTCGGCGCGAAGCCTTTTGAAATCAAATTCCAATAATTGCATGGTCACAAATTGATGGTTCAATAAACCAGGTTATTGCATCTTTTGCGCTGGGCAGTTTGTCCAGGTTGGCGAGCCGTTGGTATTCCTTGCGCAAGATCGACACGCATTGTTTGACATACTCGGGTTGTGCGACAGCGATCCCCAGGATGCACCGGTGCAGGTATTCCGATGCGCACTTGTAGCAAGTGCCACACATTTCAGGCCTCAATTTTACGCCATACTTTTTTTCGTTGGCCTGGCGCACCTTGGTCCGAAACCGGTAGGGCTGCAAACAAGACAACACGGTGTCCAGGGCAGCCGGGCAAAGTTCGTGCAGCGTTTTAAACGATTCGCTTTCATAGCGCATAACGCCACCCAGGTATTTGTAACTTTCAACCGTCCAAAGCCTGAACACCGGCTCGGCGCCGGCATACATTTCGCCGGCATCGCTGTAAGTAAAATTGATATTTGCCTCCCGGATCGTTTCCTTTGCGAGGTTGCCCTGGGCAAAATTGCTGCCCCCGTGCCGGTAGGCATAGTCAACCATCAGCGACAAAATGAATTGATTTTTTACGGGGTTATCCGGGTACTCAACTTCGCCGGTTTGTTTTACGGTAACCTCCACAAAAGGCATATTCAACACCTGGGCAACCCTGGCAGCATACACCCGCTCACCGGCATAGGATCGGTAATTGATGCCATTGACATAAAACAGCACCGGCGCCAGCCCTTGCGCCTGCAATGCCAGGGCCGCCGCTGCACTGTCTTTGCCGCCGCTGAACCCGACCAATACGGTACCATTATCCCGCAGCCGGGCCGGTAAAAATGGCCGGTCCAGGTATTGGAAGTTCAAATCCTTTTGCCGCCCCTGGGCAGCGTACAGGGTATTCAGGTACGGTTTAAAGCAACTATGCAAACCTGTCACCCGATCCGGCAGCGGGTTGGTGGAAACCTGTTGGTAAAGCGACGCCCATTGACGCGCAAGAATGCCGGGTGTGTAGTTAGGAAACGTAATGTCTTTTATCATTCCTCTTGGTGTGTTGGATCATCAACAGCATCCGTTTCGACCGCGGCGAACATATCCGGGTCAAACTCCACAGCAGGGAAAACCTTGCCAATCTGTGTCAGATCGCCTTTGAAAAAAATTAGTACGTGCTGATGGGTGCGCACAACTTTCCGCGTCCGGAACGTTTTGCCTGCCCGGATCGCAGCTGTACCGATGGGAGTAACCATCACGATTTCATTGTAATAATGGAGCCCCAGGCGTTGGAACATTGTCACGTTGTCACCTATAAAGTTCCGGTAGGCGCCGGTGTCACGGTCCCGTATTTCGCCGACCTTGACAATCAAAAAACGGTTGGGCGCCAGCATATCCACACACTGCCTGAAAATGTTTTCATACTGGGCCATGAACTCCGCATAGGAGCCCAATGCGCTCATGTCTTCGGCGCTGTACACTTCAAGGTCATAATACGGTGGCGATGTAAAAACCAGATCAAAGTCCCGGCGCCGGATCAGGTTTGAAATATTGTTGCTATCCCCAACGATGTATTTTACTCCATCCATGCCCGCACAGGCTGCCCGGTTGAACTCTACCTGCTCCTTTCGCATTTCCACGGCTTCATAGTTAAAGCCCAGGTACCCGCTCACAAAGCCTTTAGTCTGCTCGCCCCCGAAAGGATCGAGGACTGTGCCGCCAGGCAAGCAAAACCAACGGAACATGATTTCCGCCAGCACCGGGTCAAAACCGCTGCTGCCGTTGTTGATAAATTGCATGATGTATCCACGGGAAAGGGTACCTTCTTTTGTCGCGCTGGTATCCCCCAGCAGGGCCAACCATTCCTTTTTCCGCTTCTGCCAATACCCCTGTCGGGTGTCAAATATGCTAAACGGTGGCACCCCATAATTTCGGAGCAAAGGCTGGTCGCCGCTGTTCTGGTACTTTTCGGGAAACGGCTGGCTGACACCGGTGTACCCTGGCGCCTGGCTGGGCTGGGCTGGGCCATCAGGCAAAAGGCCTTCCCCGCGGAGTAGGTTGTCCAGGTCGTTGTAATCAAAGCCGGTAAGGGTCAAATCATAGTTGGCATCCGAAAGGGCTGCCAGTTCCCCCAGCAGTACATCCATATTCCACGTGGATCGTTTCGCCAATTGGTTGTCGGCGATAATGTACGCCCGCCGCTGCTCCGATGAAAGGTGCGCCAGTACAATACAGGGCACCTCTTCCAACCCGAGTACAACAGCCGCCTTCAGGCGCCCGTGCCCAGCGATCACCACGCCATGCTCGTCGATCAGGATTGGATTGGTAAAACCGAACTCTGTAATGGATCGGGCAATGTCTTGCACCTGGGCATCGTCATGGTCGTTACTGTTTTGGGCATACGGCGCCAGGGTAGCAGTCGGCCGGTACACGACCTTCAATTTGGGTGCATTTTCGTTCATGCGGGTGGTTTGATTTGTGAACGCGCAAATTTACATAAACAACCCACAGGGGCAAACATTCCGGCGAAAAGGTTTGTGTACCGGCCAAACGGACATCGCACGACGTCGGGCCGTACAAAGCGAAACTCGCGGCGAATATTTGCCGGTGTCCAGGGCGCCAGATCGGCAACCCAATTTTTTCGCTCTACCGCTGGCGCGTTTCTGGGGGTCGTCGCCC